GGAGATGTGTATAAGAGACAGATATTATACCACAACTATTTTATTTTGTCAAGACTTTTCAACGATAACATCGAAATTCTTTACCTGCAATCTTTTCTCTAATAGGGAGATAGTTCGTTTCAAAGAAAGTTACATCTCCTACATTATAAGCATCAATAATTCCACATTGGTCATCTTTAAGTTCTGTTTCAATATCTCTAATATCTTTTGCATCGCAATCTTCGAATGCAAGTAAATAAGTTTCAAAAGTAGTAGGATAAGAAATAGCAGTTTTTATTTCTTTATAGGATTCATTACTAAAACTTACTCCACCATCTTTTTTGAAACTACCAATCAATAAAGGTTTTCGCCCTTCTTGCATTAAACAAAATCTACTTGGAGATTCAATAGTTTCCAGAATATCTTTTATCTTCATGCTTGTTAATGTTTTAATTTTAGACATAATTTTATAGGTGAAATTACAAGTATCACTATATTTATCTTTCTTATTTACAGAAATACTTTTAATAACACCATTTTGCATAAATAAAGAACTATACTGTCCTTTTTCGCTAATAGTTTCTTCAACACTTTCTTTAACAATAAAAGGATGACAGTTTAAACTATTAACAGCTCCATGCGTTGCAATTCTAAAATGAACAGCAATATTATAACCTTTATCACTTTCAGCCACTTTCTCATATGCCTCATAAAATTTATCAAAATCAAAAAATCCCTTTTGCATTTTAGGAGCTTCAAGTAAATCAGATTGGTACATAAATCCTGCACCATCAGGATTGTTTTCAAATGCTGTTTTTAATGTTTCTTTTTTTAGTGTAGCTTTTGCTGGTTTATAAATTATAATACACATGTTATAACCTCTCTTTCAATATCTTATGCACTTATTATACCACAACTATTTTATTTTGTCAAGACTTTTTTATTCCCATTCACTAATAAACATTTCATCTGTCCAATAGTAAAAACCATCATCTAAAAGTATATGATATACATTAGCTTCATGCCAAATTATTGTTGTTTCTTTACCTGCATAAACTAGCATATCTTCTATAACTCTTACACCACCATAAGTTTCTGTAGTTTTTAAATCTTCTCTTATTCTTACTCTTGTTCCTATTGGCACTATTCCCAACCTCCAAAATAATGTCTAAAATAAGCATGAATCTGATTTGTATTCACTCTTAATTTCTCTTCTTTATTTTTTATTCTTGTAAGCATATATGTGCCATCTGAAAATTTCTGTGTACAAATATAATGTTTGTCTTTTTTCGCCACAGAAGTCCCTGAACTAAAGTCACATAGACATTTGAATTTATCTCCTAATTCATAAGATTTCTTCACTTTAATTTTTTTATTTATTTGGCAATCCTTTACGAAAAATCCTATATGAGGAAATAAAATATAGCCTTTTTTAGTAACTCTTTCTATAACAAATCTTGTTTTGTCAATTTTTACTACATCTCCTGCTTTATATCTCATCTCCACTACTCCCATTCTGACCTACAAACACAATTTTCAAATAAATACTCTATATCAATATTCCAATTTGTTCTCCTACCAAAACTATATTGATTTTCTGTGTCTGTATGCCCTGCTTTAGTTGTTATCCAAGATTTGTTGGAAACTAAAACTTTAGACCAACTATCATATATTTTAATTACCCGCAATAAATCACCTCTGTGAAATACATTACCATCATGTTTGAAAGGACTAGTAACTATAAAATACTCTCCTAGTATTATGCTCAATTTTTTCACTCCCATTCTAAAGATGATTATAGTTTTATTATACCATATTAAGGGATTATTGTCAACTTTTTTTTGTTTTTAGAATCTCAGACAATAAACCTTGCGGATTTCCTGTTACACTTTCTCTTACTTCTACATCGCCATTAGAAGAAGTTACAACTCTACGCTCTGCTATAACTTTATCACTCTTTGTTTGAATTTCTTGTATCTTTTCAAGATATTTCCATGCTTCTGCCATTGTCTCTGTTACTTCTTTAGTATTTAAGCCACCATCTAACTTTTCAAATGTTACAGCCCTTGATAATCTTTCTAAACTTAAATTTGCAATACTGCTCATAGCATCTACTACATCTTCGGGATTTCTTGTATCAAATTGCTTAAACATTTTATTATAAGCACAAAGCATTCCTTCTTCATATAAAGGACATCTCCGTGCTTTAGTACAAATATTGCAACTTAACTCTGGCATCACACTTGAACTTAAAGATTTTCTTTTCTTTATTCGTTTAATACCTGCTTTAATATTTCCATTCTCATCATAAATAGGCTCTATTCCCTGTTCAATTAAAGCTTTCTCTGCTTCATCTGTCACACCAGAAGTTAATAATCCTTTTAATAAACCTTGACACTCTTCCTTGCTAACAGTACATTCTACATACTCTTTTTCTTGAACATACTCTTCCCGCTCTTTTGGAGCTACATTTTTTTTCTCTTCTACTTCTTCTTCTGTCAAAGTGGATAAATCCATACTGCCCTTTAAGAGAGCTGTAAAGTGCTCTTTAAGGGCTTTTCGGCACTTGGTAAGAGTATTTGACTTCTTATCACCAAAAAGCCCACATAAATCAATTAACTCTTCAAGAGGATACTCATTTATAATAGGATTATCTGTCACAAAATTGTAACAGGCAACAACTAATGATTTACCTGCTTCATCAGGAAGGTTAGTATCTATATTTAATTTCTGTGCCCATTCTTGCCAATCTTCCATATCAGTTGAAAACCATTCTACTGGCGGTAAATTTCCCTTACTCGCTACTTTAGACACTTCCTTTCTTCCAATCCAATATCTTTTACCTCTAAATATATCATTTACATGCTCTTCTAATTTCTTATAGCTTAAAGCACTAATACGCATTAATTCATAAGGAGCCTCTGCTTCTAGTAACTTTTTACTTGTGCATAAATCAAGTATTTTTGCATAATATTCATTTTTCCATTTCTCTTTTGTTAACCGCTTTAATTTTCCACCTTCAAAATAGTTTAATTCTCCATATTGAGCTCCTGTAATCCAACTTGTACTGTCACTTGTATAATACTCATGTTTTAATAATTCCCTATACCCCGATACTGCAAAACCATGTACTTTAGTTTTATATTCCATTGCTATTTCAAATAATTTATCAATTAAAATAGCATCTTCAAATTCATTATAAGAGAATCCTACATAGGGATATGCTTTACACATTCTTTCCCACTCTTCCAATCCTTTTTCTGCATGATAAACATAAATAACAGGAATGCCCTCTTCCTCTAAAGAATGAAAGTATTCTTCTCTCCATTTATTTACTTGTTCTGTTCCTACTAAAGTATCTATATCCATTTCAACACAAGCAAATACTTTTTCTCTATGTTTTCTTACAAAAGCTATATACCCTTTTATATACTCTTCCCAATAATCTACTGTCTTATCTTGATATTCTGCTAAAGTGAGAAAGGTATGTGCTCCACTATCAATTAACAAAGAGTTCTTCTTAACTTTATCAAAACGTTCTACAATTTTATCTTTTCCACGCCGCTTTATATACCAATAAGACTGCAATAGACTAGAAGTAACGTCTATTGCAGTATAGAAATTTTCTTCTGGTTCAACGCCAGAAAGAAATAACGTATATCCATTTTTCATTAACTAATTCTCCTATTATTTAGGTAATCTAACACTATTGGCTTCTAACCAATCCAAAGCTTTTTTTGTTCTTGGAGTTAAACTTGTTTGCACCCTTCTAAGCCAAGATAAACTTCTTCTTGTTGCTGGGCTAGTAATCTTTACTTGTGGGGAGGTGTTCACTGCACTCTTTTGCGTGTTAGAACCTGTTCCCTTACCATTAATAATTTTAAACATTGTTTTTACCTCCTTCTATAACTCTAAGATAATTAGGATATTTATGTTTTGCTTTCCATTTACAGTTTCCACATTCCCCGCATTCTGCACCATCTACAGGAAAGTTACAACTAAAAGTATTTCTTAAAGGAACCTTAAACTTGCATCCTACGGTATAAATTTCATCTTTAGTATTATTGATATAAGGTGCCTCTAATCCAATATGAGGATTTTCTACTTGAACTAATTTCTCCATTGTTTTTAACCAATATTGTGTGCAATCAGGGAAAGGTTCCTCTACCTTTATCAACCCTAATAATATTATAGCACATCTTGCTTTAATTGTCAAGGTTGAAAGTGCTCTTAATATAAATTGAGCATTTCTATAAGGAATGTATTCTATTTCTGTTTTGTAAACAGGCATTTCTAATTCAATATAGTTAAGAATTTTATCTTTTACTAATTCAATTATTTTTCTTGCCGCTTTTGTTTCTTCTTGATTATACTGAGTAACAATATGTATTACCGTCAATTTATTAGGTAATTTATCAATAAAATCATAAAGCAACACAGTGCTATCATACCCACCGCTATATAATAAATAAAATTCGCAATTATCCATTTTATGCCAACTTCCTATAGTTAATAATAGTTACTTTTTTCTTATATTTTCTTAATTGCTGAATCATATTCCAAGTACCTCTTGAAACACCATCCCAAAATATAATTCCTTCTGTAGCTTCCTTTGCCATTTCCTCGTTCCTTTTTAATGGAGCTACTTTAGAGGGATAAGTTTCATAATCAGGGGGAAATTTTACACATTTCAAATTATGAGAAGAAGCATAAACCTCTCCCATTGAATCTGCTCCTTTAGCATTACCACTAATTATAATTACTTGTTCACCATTTATATGAAAATCTAAAACATCACATAATAATCTATAATCATTAAATTCTCTTGTACCAGCCACAACTATTTTTCTCATTTATTCAACACCCTTTCAATTAAAAATTCTGTAGCATTTTCTGTTATCCCCATATCATATAAAGATTTTGCATCTAATAAAATTAAATTCTTCTCTAAATATTCATCTGCATTTAAATTTCTGCATTTTAATCTTCCTTATAATTAAAATAGAGGCGTAGCCTTGACTACACCTCTATTATATCATAACTACTCTTGCTTGTCAAGTAACTTATCTAACTTTTCTTCAATTCTTGCTTGATTCTCTAATATTTGCTTAAAATATACACTATCCTGCTTTCTTAGTTCTTTCATTATAACATCATTTTTAGTTTGTTGTAAATTTTCTATATAGTTTAGTATGCCTAATAAATCACCTAAAGCCCCTAAAGTATCCAGAAGACCATTATTATTTCCGCAATTATTCATCTTTAACTACATATTTGTAGTATCTATAAGCTTTTCCTTCTGGAACATCTACATCTTCAATGAACGCTTTAGAGAGTTTCGCCGCCATTGTAATATCTTCACCGATAACTGTGTTGTAATCGCTGTAGTACATATTAATAACATAGTAAAAATCCCAGAGGTTTTCAGTGATGCCGACAATCCGAGCAGCCTCATCAGTACGCTCCTTGCTCCATTTCTCGCCAGTTGTACCACCTGCATTTATCATCTCACTAACGGCTTGTTTCGCTAAGTCCTCATCAAAATGCTCGCCATTAACACACAAATAAATATCTTCTTCTATATCTTCATAAACTTCTTTTAAATCTGTTGTAGGATATTTTAATCTGCATTTTAATATCTCAACTAAATCATCAATCCAGTTTTGTTTCTTTGTCAGGTGCATTAACGACTTCTTCATGTGTGACACTTTCTATTCCCCCTAATGCTTTACTGATAGGCTCACCTATATACTTATCTGTAAGCTTATTTACCAATTCCCCACCTTGATTACTTACTTTTATTAATTGTTTTCTGCCTGATTCTGTTAATGCTAAATAGCCAACGCCAAAACCTAACATTAAAGACATTAAATCAATTTTCATAATATCACCTTCTTTTAATCTTTAGAAGATACAGCAGGTGTAGAAGTAGTAGGATTATTTAAAACAGGTGTTACGCCAACAGTACATTTTGGCAAATTGCAAAGCACTGTAGCTAATTTAGAAGCTGTATGAATCCGAATATCATAAATCCTTTTTAGAATTGCCATAGTTATTTGCCAGTTGCTGTGCCTTTGCTATAGCTTCCTCTATTTGTGGGGAAATTTTTATCCCCAGAGCTTTCAGTATACTTAATAGATTCATTTGAATCCCCCTTATGTTGAACTGTCTTCATTTCTCTTATCTCATTACGTAATTCACTAACTACAGACATCAATTCTGCAATAGTTTCTTCTGATGTTTTAGGAGGTACTATATCTCCTAACTCTACTAATCGTTGATAATACTTTTCAGCTTTATCTAAAGCTTCTTGCGCTGTCTTCTGTAAAGCAGTATAAGCATCATTTGTAACACCAACTTGCTGTCTTTCACCATATACACTATAAGAATAAATAAAGCCATTTTCAACATAAGCTGAAAAATAATTTTTAGCTACTTGTGTAGCTGTTATATTAACAGAGTTTAAATCCATACATTTATTCTCCTTTTAAACACAACTCTTTAAACATAGGCAGTGTTTTTACCCAAGAACAAAATTCTTTCCATTCATCTGAACGATGGGTATTTCTCTGATGATAAATAGATAATAATTGTAAATAATTTGTAGTCATTCGTGCTGTCATCTGCAATCCCATAGGAATATTAGATAAACAAGCATCTATGCCAATCTCACCTTTTTTATAAGCATTTACATATCTTTGTGAAATTTTCAATAATTCATTATCCACTAAAGGACAATGTTTATCTAAATCAAGCATTGTAATACGATGCATTTTTGACATTGCTTTATACCCCGCCTTTCGGCGTATTTGAAGGGAATAGACTATCTCTTCACCCTTTTCAGGGGGACGGTGCTACAGCGTAGGAATTCCACCTACAACCTCTTGGATAACAATTATCCCTTTAGTCGTTACACTACATAAATTCTCAAATTGCTCTTTTGTAATTTCTTTGAATTTAAAGCCACCAGCAGTTTTAGATTGTCCTCTCAAACAATTTCCTATGCTCCTACCATTTATGCCAAATCTTTTTCCAAATTCCATAGTGTTATTAGAAACATAGCATTTATCACCAGCTTGTGCTATAAAATAATGAGTTTCTCTTTTATTAGACTGCTGTTCTTTTATTGTAATTAGTCTTGTATTTTCTTTGCTATAATCCCCATTAACATCTATTCTATCTATAGTTAGAAAAGGATTTTTAGATAATTCGGGATAAAAATGATAATAGAAATCAACTTTATCTTTGAATTTATTCTGCACACCTCTTGCTCCATAATACGTATAGTTATTATTGTTAGGATTAAAAACACGTTGATTTATCCCCTCCCAACGATAACTTATAGTTTTCTTTATGTTATCATTAGGAAGAAAATAAAAACAATCTTTATGAGAAAAAGAATATGTATCTATTTTATTAATAGGTATATTCCTTCGTGTTGCACAGGATAAACATTCTAACACTAATTGATACTGTTGTCCCTTTTTAAAATAATCAACTATCTTAAAAGCATCTGTAGATTTTCCTAGAAAACTTTTAGCAAAATCTTCTTTACAAGTGCTACCATTATGGAATCTTGGGGTTAGCCCACTTTCATAACAAGACGTTTTATGCCCACATATCTTACAGCTTAATTCTATTTTATTTTTAGGAGCGGAACCAGAAACAACATAATCGCCTAGCTCTTTTCCTATTAGTAAATTAACAAAAGATTCTTTACAAGTATTTATAGTATGTCTATTACCTTTTCTCCTTAAATTTCTTAAAGATACTATTCTTTCTTTTCCACAAATAGAGCATCTCACTCTTACTTTTTGAAGTGGTAAATACTCTAAAATAATCATATCTTCAATTTTTTCCATAATAATTTCCTTTTCAAATTTATACAGCACGGTATTAGCTTGCCTCGAAAGGTTTAGCTTCCCTTACTCATAAACTATCTCTAGTTCTGAACCGTTAGCCATTTCTGACACCCTGCATTTACAGGTTCTCCGTCTGATAATTTTAGGCATTACTGCCTAAAACGCCCATTGAGCTTATAAAATCAATATAGTGATATCTTTGTAACTGTTGCCATGTATACTGAGGCAAAGTTAAATCAAATTGTACTGTAATTCCCTTTAAAGCACAATTATGTCCGCTACCTAAAGGAGAATTGCCTAATCTAATACCTCTTTCTATATGTTTATTACTACCAGATTTATTTTTAATTATTTTTTCTGTCGCTTCTACTTCCTTTAAAAATTCCTCTTCATTTAATTCTATAGATAACATAGGATAGCCAGAGGCTATTAAGCTCTCTGGCAAACCATATATTCTAACATTTTCTATCTTCATACTATACTCCTATTATACCATAAAAATCCATATTTGTCAACAGATTTTTACTATTTAATTTCTAATAATTTATGTATTTGTAATCCTAATTTAGCTTTTAGTTTATCTTTCATTAACCAACCCATTATTTCTCTTGCTAATTCTAAATCACAATTCACAGGAGAAAAAATAAGGCTTGCTTTAGTTTTATATTTCTTTAAAATCCGTTTTGCTTCTTCATAATCATGGATATTAGAAATAACAAACTTAACTTCATCATTTACTTTTAGCTCTCCTAAATTCTTATAACAATTTAAATCTGGTGCTAATACTGTTCTGCTACTAGGTAATTTAACATCCATACAATATGAATAACTTCTTACATATTCACAATGCTCTATAGGAATTGTCCCATTTGTTTCTACTGTAACAATATAATCATTATACAATAATTCATAAACTAAAGGCATAGTTTCTTCCTGCATTAAAGGTTCTCCACCTGTAATACAAACATATTTATTTCCTAATGCCCCTATCTTATCCATTACCAATCCTAAATGCATCTTTATTCGTTTGCCTGTCATTGAATGTTTCTCATCACAATACTTACAAGCATAGCTAGGAGACATCTCAAATAAATTGCAACCAAATAATCTAACAAAGGTAGTAGGATAGCCTGTATACTTCCCCTCACCTTGAATACTACTAAAAATCTCTGTAATATACATTTACTGTGACTCCCATATTACCCTATTATTATCCGTTTCGGCTAATTCTATTTTGGTCAGTTTAACTTTTAAACTATTATCCTCTATTAAGGCTTCTACTCTCCATGCCATATCTAAAACTAACATTTCTGCGGTAGGATTATAAAAAAATCTGTTTAAATCTGAATGGTCATAGAGCTTTGTTATTTCATTTATAATATACCTCTTTATAGCTCCAAAATCTTCTACCATACCACCATCTTGTACTTCTCCTTTTAAAAAGATAGTATACTTATAAGAATGTCCATGTAGTTTAAGGCATTTTTCATTAAATGCTGTTGGATTTACTAAATGATGAGCGGCTTCAAAACTACTGCTAACTGCTAATGTGAGTTCTTGGTTCATAGTATGCCTCCTTAAAATAAAAGCCCACCATTTAGGTGGGCTATGACTGTTATACTCTAGTCAGAGTTATCTCAATGATACGAAGAATTTCAAAATTGTACGTTCTTCACCATCAATTTCAACAACGTCAAATCCAATTCTAGTAACTACATCGTATCCTGCCACAGCTAAATGCCCTCTTGAAATAGCAATAGCTTTACATGTTTGATTAATGGCACTCAATTATGTTATCGTAAAGGCTTTTTATCCTCTACTTCTAACAGTTCGTTTCCTGTTAGTTCGGCATATCTTTTCATCTTATAACGCTCGAATAACCTCGTTATAAGCGGCGGGGACTCGTGGACAGATTATATTCTCTAAGAGGTTCACTGTCTATGCTCTGCTTGTGGTTTAGCTTTTAAACTAAACCTTCCAATCTGATTAGCTTCTCAGCTTTCCAGTTTTCTTCCCCGCTATTTTTCATCACATCACTGTGATGGGAGCCAATTAGCCTTTAGCTCCGATTGCTTGCAATACTACATCTTTTGGTGCCGTATCTCCGTCACCTTTCAATGTGTGGCTGATTGAGCCTGCTACACTTTTTGCATTACTTGTTGAAGAAACTTTAAATAAAGCTGTTTTTTCCATTCTATCTTCCTCTTTCCTTTTATAGCCCTTTACAGGCTTTTTTAAAATTATTACAAATGTTATTATATCACATTTTTGTCTTTTTGTCAAGACATTTTTTGATTATTTTTCCATCATCTAGAATATCTAAAAAATCTTTTAAACGTAAAAATACAAAATCATCTGCTTCTGCTATTCGCTTGCCATTTTCATTTTTCTGCGTTCTATGCATAATGACTATAGGCAATTTACCTTCAATACAATCACTTTCAGCTTGCTCAAACCATGTATTAACTTGCCATCTATTTTGATTTTTTAGTTCTAAATGTAATTTGAAATCATAATCTTCATTTAGATTAACTAAGTCTCCTCTTAACAAAGTATTAGCTGAGGATTTTTGAAATCCACCACTGGAAGGAACTCTTGAAAAATCTAAATCAGGAAATCTTTCGCCCAAAAGCTTCCTTACCTTTGATTCATAAGATGCCCCTTTTCTCCTACTGGATTTAGCTTTTTTGCTTAATTTAATCCGATTTTCTAACTCTACTATTTCTTTCGAATCAGGTTCATATCTTTTTAAAAGTTCTAACCGTTCTTTAAGAACATCTACTTGCTTCACTCTACACCAACCCTAGCACTTCTGTTGGCATCTGTAAAGTCTACTCCACGTCTAGACAACTCTCTACTAATATTAAATTTTAAATCTTCTAAGCTATCTAATACATCTTTTAAATAATCAAGTCTTTCTTGCAAATATATCACCCTTTCCATTGCCTCTTTAGCGGAAGGATATTCTGCAAGTTTTAATTCTTTTTCTGTAAGACTCATTTTTACTGGAAAACTTTTATAAATTAAAGCTTTTTCCATATTTAACTGACTCTGTGCTTCCCTTAAATACGCTCTTGTTTGAGATATAAGCGTTCTTACATATACCCTTTGCTGTACTGTAGCATGAAGATACCTTCCTATTTCAGCGGCAGGTAACTCATCTAAATATCTTGGCAATTTTAAATAGTCTCTTTCAATATTCTCATTGGAGAAAGGGGTTACACCTTCTTGTGAAAGTTGACTTTCAATCTTGTCAATTAAAGTCACCATAAATACCTACTCCTATCATATGCGAATCTTTGAAGTTTGATGCTCCCCAAAAGTATACTGGTGCTTTTTTAAGCTTCACGTTTGCACTCATTGCTGGATTCCCATTAAAATCAATTCCCAATCCTAAACCAAAATTAGGCTGTAATGTTGTTGTCTTAATTTTATATTCTATCTCTATATCTCTATCTATATTAACAGCATCTTTTTTAAACTCAAAATTTTCTTTAGTATCAGGAACAATTTCAATCTCTTTACCATTTATATTAGCTTTAAATTTATAATTATCTTTTATATTTAAATCCGCTTCTGTTTCATCTTTTTTTTCTATTACTTGAACTTTCGCTTGTTCCTTAATACTTGAATCTAATGTAATTTGAGGACGTTTTATATCCTCAACTGTTAATTCGCCATTATCAATATTTACTGCTGATTTATAAATAATCTCTGGCGGTTTGTTATAAAAATAAAAACACGCTACACTTAAAAAAATGCATAATATCCAAGCATACTCTTTAAATATTTGCCATACTTTCATAAGTTAAAAGCTTTGCCCCGAACCATAAAGTTATAAAGGCATAAAAAAGCAGTAACTAAATAAATTGCGCCAAATAGCCAAAGCAACACTGGACTAAGTGCCACTGGTAAGAAGGTATAAACTAAATAAGGTACTATACAGAAACAGAAACTAAAAGCCACACAAACAATAGATACTACTATTACCCCTGCTAACACGCCTAACCCATAAAATATTTTAGAAAGAATTTTATTCACTATAACACACTCCTTTATATTTACAGTTTTTACAACTACCGCTTTTGGTACTACCTTCTGGTCTATCAGGTATTTTGTTTTTTGCTACACACTCATTCAAAAATGTGTATTTATTTTTTATCTCTTGCATGATATTTTCATCCCAATAAACAATAAATTCTTTAATCTCTTGTGTGTTTTTATTCTCGTACAAAAAATCAATACTATCTATTGGAGTGTCTTTGTAGTCTTCTATAAGACCTAACATTCTTAAAAATCCCTGTTTCCTGCTCTTCCGCTCTTTTACTTTTAAAGATTTATCTAAAGATAAGTAATATTTATTAGCAAGTTCTTCTCCACAAAAATCCTCGCTCTGCATTGCTTGCCTTATCGTCTCAAAACAATACATATAAATTGAAGCCTGTCTTATATGCTCTGGTTTTGGCTCTATTAACCCTACATATTCACAATGATTAATTGACTTTATTTCTAATACACCTAAACGTCCATTAATCAAAGCCAATCCATCTGCATTTCCTAATATTTGTAGCTCTACATTAAATACTGGTGGTTCTTCTTGCAACAATAACCCAGACCTTACTAAACAATTCTGTATCCTAGTGTGAACATCTTTGCCATTATGAAACACTCGTTTTGTTCTTGGCTTAATTACATTTGTGCAATCATAAGACTTTCTAACATAATAAAGTGACCTTACACAGTCTTTTATTCCACTAGGACTATTGAAGCCGTGTTTTCTTCCTTCATCATCTTTTTCAGTTAATAAATAAGAGTCTATTGCTGTTGTTAAAGGGCAATTAGAACCCTTCATAATTGAAAACAGGCTAGTAGCTGAACCTCTTACTTTTAACCGCTTCATTACATAACCTCGTACAATACTTTTTCATTCTTTAAGAATACTTCTTCTGAAACTAAAAACCAAGTTTCAGGAACTAATCTATAGTTATGAGCACTAAATCCTATAGCGTTCTCATTTTTATTTAAATTCTTTAAATCTTCTTTATAGTCTAAAGCTATACTTCTACCTTTTACTAAGGTATCAATAACCTTTACTTTAAACAATTTGAAAATTAAAGATGCCTTTAATGAACAGTCCTTTATTCTAAAAACTACAAATCTTTCATTCTTGCAATCAAAGACTAATAAAGGACTTCTTAAACTATCTTTTATCGCTTCTTTTGCAATTTTAGCTAAAATCTTTTGCTCTAGTTTATAAAAGTCTTTATCTGTAGTCTTGCACTCAACTAAATATCGGGATGTCCTTACATCCCCCTTAGCTTGCCATAAAGAACCACTAGCCATTACTGTTTTCCCACCTAATGTTTTTGCTACATCTTTTTCTTGCTTATTGCTTTTATATTTTGTCGTTCCTTTTCTCGCCATGCTTTTTATCACCTATTTCCTTGTACTGGCGGTGGTTTCCAAAAGATACAATATAATTCTTCTCCATCCTTAATTAAATCATACTCTGTAACATCGGTATTTATACAGCCCTTGTCATAAAACCAACAATTATAACAAGAAGCTGTATAATATCCTCGTCTTACCAGAGTGTCATATAGAAAGGAATTATAACCTTTATTGTATATGCTCATCTGATGTTAATACCTTTTTCCTTATCTCCTCAAATAAAGCTCTGTTAGAACGTAATAATTTAATTAAATTATCTTGCCCCTGCGATAACTGCTCACCATCGTAGTAATACCAACCACCCCTGCGCTCAATTATCCCTAACAATACTGCAATCATAATTAAGGCTTTTTCGTTATCAATGTCCCCTCTCTGGATATAATCACAGGTGTCTGTATAAATATCATACTCACCTGTTCCATAAGGAACACCAGCTTTATTTTTTTCGATTCTAAATTTGATTGTCTTGCCTACAATTCTTTTTGTTTCTCCACTACCTACTGCAATAGTATCACCCATACGCAATCTAATCTCTAAGGTATTTGTAAACCCAGTGCTTCTACCACCTGTTGTATACTCTGGCAAAGGGAATAATCCCTCTGGACTATATCTTCAACTCCCGCTAAGAGTGCTGTGCGCTTCCATTTAAAGCCTTAGCTACTTTGCATTTCAACAAAGCCGTACTCTACTCACTTACCCACATAATATAAGCAATACACATTATGTTTCTGTTTTCGATAGTCTCTACACCTTCCTCTAATGAGGCTTGGCACGGTATTCTGCCTATTCACCGTTAGCCATTTCTGACACCGCTTCTGCGTTCACACAGTTTTTTACTGTAAGTCGCCCTACAGGGAAGCCCAAATCTCTTAATAAATCATAATATGATTTATTTTAATTCAACTTCCATACATCACGCCAATTTTCTCTCTCAACTGATTAATTGCAACAACTGTAGAAGGAAGTTTTCCTTCCCGCTCTAATGCGTTATTAAACAACTGAAATTTGCCATGATATTCACCTAACATTTTAGGTTTAATTCCCATTTGATAACTTTCATCAAAATCAGAAGTCAATACTTTAGTTGGTAGCAGAGCGGCATAAGAATCAATAACAATCAACTCTACTCCTGCTCTTTGTAAAGCTATAGCTATATCTAAAGCTTCTTCCATTCCATCAGGTTGACAAAATAAAAGTGACTCTAAATCTATACCATTTTCTATTGCCCATTCTTTTGTAAGACTACCTTGTTCTGTTTGTATCAAAGCACAAGTTAAAGGAATATCACCATCTTCTGCTACAATTTCTATATCTTCACCATCAACTGTAACAAGTTTCTTTTTCATTTTTTGAGCATTAGCAATCATCTTATAAGCTAATAACGATTTACCAGTAGAATAAGCTCCTGCAATAGTTATTAATCTTCCAGAAGGTACTCCACCACCAATTACATAATCTAAAGCTACACTACCTGTTGAAATCTTATAGGACATCTGCTCTTTAATAGTTGCCCCTAAACGTATAGCGTTCTTACCATGCGCTTTATTTATAGTCTTTACTAATTGCTTTAAATCTGGCAAAGTATCACCCCTGTAATGCCATATTTCCTAGTTTCTCTTCAATTACATCAACACAATCAGAGTAATCTCTAATAACAGCACCTAACTTATCCTCTAATCTACTTAAACGTATACCAAGAACATTTGGTACTAACCCTTCTGGGGCTACACTTTCAACTGAAATGGTCTCCCCAACAACACATTTTTGTAAACGATTATTTAGGTCTTCAAGCATCCCTACCTGAGCTTCTAAAAGTTTTAAAATTTCTTCATATTCACCAGAAGATGTTTTAGAAGAAGAAGCATCTCCTCGGTAAACTAAATCATCTGCCATCTGTCCACCTACTTTAATTGTCATATTCTTTACCTCCTTATTATACCACATAATCTTATTTTTGTCAAGCATTATTTTGCTTCACTATAAGTTCTACCTATATCTCCTACGGCTTCTAATGGAATTGTTAAATTTATACCCCTGCTTGGTAAACAATTTTCCATATGAAAAGTTAATCTCTGCTTGCATAATTCTGCAAACTTTTTAGGACAAACCATGACTATCTCATCGTGTACATTAAGTATTTGTCTTGCTCCAATAGATTTTAATACCACATCATTATCCACATCTATCTGTGCTAATGTTGTGCAATCTGCCGCCGCCCCTTGTGATTTTGAATTAACCGCTAATCGTTCATAGTATGAACGTGTTCTACCATCTTGGGAATTTATCCCCCACAAGTGACGTTTATGCCCAGAAAATAATGTTTCTATATAACCATTCTTTCTAGCAAATTGAATTAAATCTCTATCATATTTTTTTAACCCTGCAAAACCTTCAAAATACCTATCTATATATTCTTGTGCGGTCTTTTCATCTATTTCTAAATTTCTTGCTACCGCTATTTTTGAACCACCATAATCTACCATTCTGTTGTCTCTTGTTGCCAAGAGTGTCGGACTATACCTTTAGAATGCTCTTTTCCAATAATATCCATAAGCTTTCTTGCCTGTGCGAATACTTTTTCTGATAAAACTATCATTTACATCTTGATTTAAAAAGATTCTTATGCCCTCATATCCTAATAATTCAGCTTGTAATTCCCCATTTTCACTATAAACATAAAAAATTGGAGCGTGATGAATTCTTTGATGACACTTTTTACACAATACCTGTAAATTAGTATCTTCATTATTTTCTCTATTTCCATCCTTATGATGCACAAGTAAATTAAACTTGCTTTCACACATAGCACATTGTGCTCCATCTTCTTTAGCCTTTAATGGATATGCTCTTACTCCATTCTTATAGGAAGGAGATAATTTTCCTTTAGGCTGTGCTCTTCCTTTAAATCCTCTTCTTTTTCTATCATTAAAGTTCGCCCTTATTTTTTCAATTATTGGTTTACAGTAAGGACAATATTTCTGATTTCTTCCAGTAGGAATGTAATAATTCCCACAATAATCACAAATTTGTTCTTTAAACATTCACGTCCCCCATTAAATGTATTCGATTGATTTATGTTTTAACATAGCCGATACATTATAAGTCTCTACACCGCTGTTTTCACAGAGTTCGGCACGGTATTGACCTGTTAGGCTTTCACCGTTTTGAGAGGGATTTTACTTCACCCTAGATTTGAGCGAAACCTACAGTCTTAGCCACATTTCTTTTATGTGGTGCTAATTTCTTAATTGAATTTGGGTCTGCATCTGCTAATTCTGGAAAAATAATTGTTGCTACTGTTCCATGTGGGTCAAGTTTCTCTTTTAGCATTTTAATCAACAATGGGTCTTTTGAAAAATGCGCTGTTAAAAACTTTTCCAGAGCATGATAATCTGCCGCAACAATTACTTCGTCTTCATTGTCAGCTATCATTAAACTTCTTATTTCAAATTGTATCCAAAAATCATAGTAACTTCTATCTTCACCATCTTTAGGCTCTTCTAAAGGCTTAGGAAGCTGTTGAACAATTATGTTATCACGGGGCTCTTTATCCCCGCTTCTCCGTCTTTACCATTGTACGGAGTTCAGACTATATCTTAGCCATGCCTTTCGGTTTAGGCTCTGCCCATTCGTGGAGATTTCGACTAATATAGCCTACTTTCTCTAGTCGTTACACTTTTTAGTTATCGCTAACTAACTTAGTTCGGTGTTGTCCTTTTATTGGTGGAGTTTCACCGAGTTAGAGCAGTTAATTTTTCTAGGAATTTCTTGCCTAGCGAACCATCTGTTTAGTTCGGGTCAGAACAACTTAGCCTAAATGATGATGTATTATGACTAATAAACCCATTTGAAATAAAACTATGTGTTTCGGGTAGAGTAAAGTCATAAACATCTGCCCTTCCTTTATCTATTTCTTTAACCTTTACCCAAATTAATGAATTACCTTCATCTACTAAATATTGACCAGAAATTCTTTGATACTCAAAATCTTTATACTTTTTCTTTTGAACAAATCCTACGATATCTCTAAACTTTAAATATTCTCCATTAGTTAATGTTAGCATATAAACATTTCCAGTATAAGTATTGAGATGTCTTGCCCCACCAATAATACCTAAATTCAATAGCAATGTTTGAAGTTGAAAAAGACTTTGCTCATTTGAAACAGTAAATCTTAGCTGTTTTTTATTAGATTCTTCTACAAAATAACTATCTAATGTCATTCCTTTTATGAAAGCTATTACAACACTTCTTGGGGACTGTAAAATAATATCAGGAATAACTTTGTTTGTGCATCCTCTTTTAAGCTGAAAAGCTTTCTCAATACTAGCAAGTCTTTTAGCACTAATTCTAATATCCAAAGAATTTCTATGAGGATGACAGTCACGAACATGTGCTTTTATTCCAAAAAGTCTTAAAGACAATTCTTGTATACGATTTATTACACAGGAATCTCCATTAGTAAAGCAAATAGTAAAAGTACCATTTGTGTCTGATAAACACCCATCTGCATAATACATCCCCATAAACTCTGCCACATCTTCATCTAAAATTTCTGGTAATTTAACTTGCTTAAATCCACTACGCATTGCAACATATTCATATTCAAGTTTCTGATAATCTTTAGCAAAAAAATTATAACCATAAGGGACTGCTACATAAGTTTCAGTATTTATCTCATCTAAACGCTTGAAAATTTGAGCATCCTTTTTCTTATATAAATTTTTAAAACGACAACTATTCCTATTAAGGTATAAATCTTTTGAAGAATATTTATTACATATTATTGGGTGATTTTCAGTTCCTTCGATAGTAACCCCTAAAGCAGTACGAATTTTTATAGTATTCCTATTCTCATATTTAACTATATGGGAAGTCTTTTCAGGTTCTAAATTTCGATTTAATAGCGTATAGGTTTTAGAAACAAATTCACCATCAACTAAAGCATCTGTTACTAAATCCTGAATGCGGAACAATCCCCTATCTGTAGGAATTAAAGTGTTTGCTACAAGACAACCATTTTGGTTGAAGCTTGGATGTACTTTTCCATCACAATATATTTTTTCTTTTATACCCAGCATAAATGCTGTATACAATTTTGTTAATTTAAAATAATCTTGTAGAAGTTTAATTAATTTATGCCCATCTTCTCTTTTAGGAGTTTGTCTTAATAATTTCTTTAATGCATCTTTATCTGTCTTTGGCGTTCTTAATGCTATATCTCTTGATTTTCCGCCATCTGTCCATGCTATAGGCTTAAAACCAAAATTTAATGCTACTAAATCCTCATTAAAAGATTCTCTATATTCCCCTGTTTTTCTATCCTTTAATTTCTTTTTAAAACCATATAATATTTCAAACAGTTGTTGACCACTATTGATATTAAATTTAGCTCCTACTACTTCATATATTTTGTATGTTAATTCTTCCAATTTTTCTTCTGCTAATTTTATCATACCTTCAAGTTTTTCTATGTCAACTTTGATTCCATTACGTTCCATTTTCCACAAAACTTTCATATATGGCATTCGTACTTCTCTAAAATATTCGTAACCACCATCTTCTCTTAACGCATTAAGAATTGGCTCATACATTTCTTTCATAAAATATACATCTTCTGCTGAATATTGTGCTCCTATTGGAATCTGAACGTGTTGAAAACTAGCATTACTATTAGAAGCTAATCCCAAAAGTTTCTTTTCCTCTTTAGTAACTGTCATAATAGTATCTTTAAAATGAGATTTTTTTACAGAGAAAATTGTTTCAGTTACTGCTTCTAAATTCTTCTCTTGTTCTTCATCTAAAGTATGTACAGCTATTTGTGTATCAGTAAAAGTATTTGTTTCAAACACTTTTACTATATCTACACCTTCATTTGCAAATAAATGTAAGTCAAATGAAATATGATGGGCTATATACTCTTTCCCGCCATTTTCCATTAAAGGCTTCAATCGTTCCATAAAATCAACAATATCCATATTATAATATTCTCCTGAAAACTTTTCTGGTAAAAAATCAGGAAAATTTTTAGCATCATCAAAAACCGCAGTGTTTTTACGGTAATCGAGTCTCCCACAACCAATATAGCTACCTTCAAAATAGTGTCTGAAAGGAATATAGTATACTTCCTTACTGACACTATCTTCAAAGGCTACTGTTAATCCTACTGCATAATCTTTCCCCTTATATCTTACATCTAATCCAGAAGTTTCAAAGTCAAAGAAAATTTGTTTCGCTCGTTCATATTCCTCAAAAAATCTATCAACATTCTCTTTATTGACAATAGTTAATTTAAAGAATCTTTGATGAAACAAATAATCACTCCTTATTAATTAACTTCTTCCATTTTTTACTTGGCTTGAAAACAAACCTGTTAAAAGGTTTTCTATCTTGAAAAGTCTTAGTATGAATGTTATAAGAAGTTTTTATATCTTGTTGTCTAGATACTAAAGAAAAATATCTAGGCAAAACTAATCCAGCATATTCTTCTAAAACTCCTTCTACGCCTTTACAAAACATCTTAATAATATTATTTGCCTCTGTTGAAGTAATATTATTTTGCTCTGCTATTTTATTAATTAAAGTTTGTCTATCTGCTATTGCGCCCATTTCTAAACCTTCCTGTAGTCAATAATGCTTTACAAGTCTTATTGATAATTTTTTCTATCAATTCTGTTTGTGCTTTATCTTCTTTATTTATATATAAATCTAGGTAATAAAGATGCAATAATTCGTGAAGTATACTCCACTCAACATCATCACTGCCATTTATAATAGCATCTTCGTCAAGCTCAGGATTACTGTTTATCCGAATTATTGCCCTCTCCATAGAAGGGCTAGAAGAAATACTTGCTAATGCTGGGTAGCCCAATAAATATTCAATATCCCTATTATTTGCATATGTAATAACTATATCCCAATGACTAAGTCCTAAAATTTTCTGCCAATACTTCATACAAGAATCTAATGCTTTTTGAGACCATTTATCCATTAATCCACTTCCCTTACCAAAACTCTATTAAGCCCTGCTGGACGAATAGGCTCAGGTTCTACAAGTGTTGTTGTATCAAAAGAGGTGTCTTCAACACCATAAAATGGGAATCTCTTTTCAATAATTTCGTAATAATCAAGTCCTTTATATTTATCAGGAATTAATTCCTGGATTTTTTCTTTAGCCGCTTCATTTAACTCCCCAATAGCAAAGATATCTTTATCTAAATATGGATATTTTGTAAAAATCTCTGCTCCTGCTTTGTCAAACAAATAAGAAATACTAGGTTTCTGTCCCATGCGAGTTGCATAATAAGGTGCATCTAACAACCCATAACGCTGTCTATTGCGTTCAATAATACCACAATCATTTCCTCTTAAAAGAACAGCAACTGCTTTATCAAACTCTACTTTTTCACCTGTCTTTTTGCTAATATAGCTACCTTGTCTGCCATCTACTACTAAATAAGCTGATTTGAAGCTTCTAGGTACTCCCGCCTGACACAATGGACAATCTGGTTCACAAGTGCAAGCATAGTTATTGTATCTGCCACCTTCTTGAACATTGTGACTCCAAAAACTGATAGGTTCATCAGTTAAAAATCTAACTGGCGCATCAGGATTATCCCTCGCTGTTAAAAAATAATCTTTAATATACCCACCTTTTTTAGTGGTCTTTTCTACTTCTGCCCTTGCCTGAAATCCTCTTTTAAAAATTGAAGCTACCATTCTTTTCTCCTATTCTATTTTTCTTAATTTTAATCTTGGATACATCTCTAAATTAGTAAACATATAATCTAACTGTTCTTTATTCATGTCTTGAACATCTTTACAATTTTCTGGGTAATTCACAATACTAAACACAAACTCATTCTTACATAGGTCGTATATGCGTTTACAGCCGTTCTGACCAGCTTTATCTCCGTCTAAGGCTAATATTACCTTTTTGATATTAAAACTCCTCAGAAGTGAAATTTGAGCGTCTGAGATACTACAAGTTAATATGGCTAAAGCATTTGCGTAACCATGTTTTTGTAGCCATAGAGCATCTAATACTCCTTCTACTAAAATGACAGTATCATTGATAGGTCTAAACAAATTCAAAGGAAACAAAATTCCTGAACGTGGGAAATTATCATATACATAATATTTAGGGGCTTTACCATAAATATTCGCATATTCTTGTGTTTTATCATTAAGCACTGCTCTACCTATAAACCCACATAATTGCCCATCTTCCCAAAATACAGGAATAGTAATTCTTTTCTTTTGCGAATCCCAGCCAAATAAAAACCTTTGTTGGTCTTCTGGGCTAAATCCTCTTTCAATAAAGTATTTATGGAATACTTGCCCGCTGTGAAACGCCCCCAATGAAGAATTAGATAAAACAAATCTTTCCTCTTGCTCTGGAACTTCTTCGTATTCTCGTAAAGGAACTTCTTCAACTTTCTGCGCCTGTTCTCCAATTATTTCATCAAGCTTTAACCTAGCTTCGGCATATGAGATGTTTAAACATTTTGCTATTAAGCCAATTATTGTTCCGCTCTCACCACAGCCAAAACAATGATAACATTCTTTTTCAGCGTTTAAACCGAAAGAAGGTCTTGTATCTTGATGAAAACAACAAGATGCCATAATATCATTACCTACTACTTTGATATTCTTTATATTTAATGCTTCGCATACAGTTAAAAGTTCTTCTATTCTCATACTACTCAATCCTTTGTATTTGTTTTACCGCTATTGGTGTCCTTTTCTTTTCTTCTTCCACATATAATAAATCATGTTTCATTTCAGTAAAATCCCAACTCATTTTAAAAGGTGGTTTCCATTCGCCATCACGCACTTTTAAAGTTACTATTTTTATCTCTTTCTCCGCCTTATCTGTTTTATCTTGCTCTAAACCATAAACAGCATCCGCTTCTTGGGCTAAGGCTTTGACATAAGAAATATTACTTAATGTCGCAGTCTCTCCCTTTAACTGTGAGGTGCAAAGAATTGGGACTTTTCTGTTTCGAGCTAATGCTTTAAATCCTCTCCATACTTCTAAAATTCCCCGCCAGTCATCATCCTCAGAATCATCAGCCATTAAATAACCACCATCAATTAAACAGACATCTGGCTTATGTAAATCAATGGAACTTCCACAAGATATTACACCGCCCTCGACTAATTCAACAATTAACTTATCTTTATATTTTGGTGCTTCTTCTAAAAGATACTTATAATACTTCTCTTCTTCTTGTGGCGATAACTGACCATCTTTAATACGAGAGTAGCTTATCCCTGACCATACTGCATCAATTCTGTCTATTAATTGAGCTGGCAACATTTCTTTAGTTAAAAACAAAACCTTATATCCCATTTTTGCCATTGCTACAGCAATAATGCACAAGAGCCACGTTTTCTAATTGTTATTAACCTACAGCTTTTTATCTGTAGCTCTGGAAGTTTCCTTCATTTTCATCGAATGGTCAATTCCATTCCAGTATAGCATATATTTTCACTTCCACAAAAGTGTACGGTATGTGGAGGACACTCGTGGAGATATTATTTCAATCTCTATGCGTTACGGTGCTGGATTATTCAGTTACCTCGGTATTAGCATTTGACAGCCTTTACCGATTTTGCCCCCTCGTAATCTTACATATCTTTACCGTATCTATGTAAGACGGCAATTAATTTACCAGTTCCTGTGTATCCTAAGAAAGTTATAAGGTCTAATTCTTTAACCCCACCTATCTGTTTATCTATCGGCAATAAACCTATAGGCATCCCAGAAATGCCACCTGTTTTTTGCCGCTCTTTGTACTGCTCAAAACGCTCTTCTGTTCTTTCACCTATTTTACAGGTATCGTTAAGAACAATTTCAGAATCAATATTTTGTATTAGTTTCTGTAACTTCTTAACTGCTTCTTCTGTATTCAATGAGTTTATATCTGTTTGCACAGAAAGTATTGTGTCCCTTAATAAATTATGCTTAACTTTATTTCTTAATTCATCACAATAAAATTCAAATGGCTCTGCTACCCTTCCAGTAAAGTCAAGCTCTGGAAATCTTGCTTTTAATGACTCTGCACTAGGGATATCACCATATTTGATTTTAAAGTCTGAAATATAATTAAACACTCTCTTATAAGCTGGGTTGAAAAACTTGGCAGATATTCTTTTCTCCGCTACTGTTTTCCAATCCTTAGTTTCTAATAATTTTAAAATAAAATTAGAATCTACGCTCATTTCATCACCCCTAAAAACTCTTGCATTGAAACAGCGTTCTTAGGTAAAAATAATCTATCTCCATCGTCTACATAATAAAGATACTTTAATTCACAAAATCTCTTCAATTCCTTAAAGCCCTCAATAAATTCTAGATTGTTAAAATATAAATACTTTTCAAATAAAAATCCTTCAAGCTCTTTCCATTCATCTGGGTCTTTATAAGTCACTAAATGAATTGAGTATTTTCCGCTTTTCCAAATCTTCATAACAGTATCTAAATGTTGAGGGTTATACTGCATCCCCAAAATTTCATATTTATCTTTAAATAATTCATTAACAAACGTTGTTTTATTGTTAAAAAAACAACTCTCTAAGTTAAAGGCGATAATTGGAAGAGATTGATTAGTTAGTTGCCCTCTTTTCACGTCTTTTCTCCCTTAACTGTCCCGCATTAATTTCACCCTTATCATATAACTTATAACAATTTCTGCACAATGGCAAATGGTCGTATTCCACATATGCAAATACTTCTACAGAGTTACAATTAATGCAGTGGTCACTCTTTACGTTATCTAAATCCACTTTATCACCCCTGTCGTAATTTCTTTATGGCATCTTTATTTCTAAAAGCTTCTCTCCTACCATCATTAGTAGTAAAAGTAACCTGAATGAAAAGATTTAGCATACTGTCAATAGTATATCCATATCTTTTAGTTAATTCTTCCTGCTTTAAATTAGTGCAAATTATTGTTGGTAATCCTTTTGTATCCCTTATCTTTAATATGTTTTCTAATAAAGCTTTTTCTGCTCCTTTTGCTGTATCAACTTCCGCACCTAATTCATCTATTACTAAAAATTCTGAATCATAAACAGAACTTACATCTTGTTGGCTATATGTTTTTCTTATAATTTCATTAAAAGTAACTAAATAACCAGAATAGTAACGAATATACAATTCTTGTAAAATAATGGAAGCTAAGAAACTTTTCCCCGCTCCATTTTGCCCCCTAAATAATAGATTAACACAATCGTTTAACATATCTTTAGGATTAGTTACATAGCCTTGTATAATACTCTTTAATTTAGGCTCTGCAAAATGATAGTCAGATAAAAACTTACCCTGATAGCCACTAGGTATTCCCATTAAATATAAAGACTCTTTGCTTATATATTCACGCATTTTCCCTTCTCTTGTTGGTAAATCAGATGTCAATTTCTATCCCACCATTCTCAGATTCCTCTTTCCAACCCCGCTTAGGAGTTAAACTCTCTCCTGTATAAGCTATTGCTAAATTATAATAACTGCTCAACCAAGCATTTGACATTAAATAAATGCCATATTCCATAAAGGTTTTTTCCCTGCCACCTGCTTTAAAACGGTAATCAGAATCCCAAAGGAAATCAATTATCTTTTTTATTTCATCACTTGGATATGTAGCCATTAATGATTTAATTACAGAGGTATCTTTATATTTAACTACTTGATACTTTACATCATGTTCTTTTGCTTTATCTGAAAAATATTTTATCCAATCATTAGATTTAAACTTACTGTAATCTTCTGTTGATTTTACAATTCCACTTTTATCAGAAGTTACTATTGCCCCACCAAATAACTTCTTTGCTTGCGCTTTTGTTACTATCATTTACGTTTTGCTATGGAACGTTCTAGTTCCTTTGCTTCTTGTTCTAAACGATTATCAATAAGTTCTGAAAACAAATCTAATGTTGTATCTCTTTCTTTTTCTAATACTTCTGCTTCCATCCAACAATCAAATTTTGCACTTTCATAGTTACCTAAATTTAATGTTACACCCTTTGATAATCCTACTTTTATTGTATCCATTTTATTCCTCCGCTTCTTTATCTGGTAAAAACAATCTCTCATTTACTTTCTGTAAAGCAATTTTTACTCGTTCAGAAAATCCAGTCTTTTCAATAGGAAAACCTCTCCTAACTCCACACTCTAAAGCTACTCTAACAATAGCATTTATTTGTTCCTGTGTGTAATAACAAATATTATTTACTCTTACTAAAGCAGGTGGTAAAATACCTGTATTTTCCCAATTCCGTAAAGTTAAAGAACCTCTGGGAATTCCAGCTAATCTAAAAGCTTCTATTAATTTTGCTCTTGTGTATAAACGTAATATTTTACCATTTATCTTGAACAATTTACCCTGCAACATCTGTCCTGCGGGTCTGCCCCTTTTAGCTTTCTTCTTCCTCGGCATCCTCGCTCACATCCTTTAAATCTACTATTTTAGTCGAATAACTTAATTTTTCTTTAAACATTTTCTCTGCTACCTCTAATGGTATTACTCCATCTGCGATAAGATGTTCCAATACTTCCATATCATAATAAGCTTCATACTTTAAAACTTTATCTAAAACACCATAATCTCTCAAAATACTTTCAGCCATATAAGGTATTACATCATAGCTTTTTCTTACCTCTCTTTTTAGATATTTATTATCTAAAAAAGGTAAATACTTATTACCATTTAAATCACTTTTGCCATTAGACTCTACATAAGCATCTAGCTGTTCTTTTAATTCTTTCACTCTTTTTTCCGCTTCAAGCTTTGTCTTTCTATACATATCATACTGCATAGCTAATTCTTTGAAACGTGAATCATCTATCTCTGCTTCTGAAAAGTCTATAATTTTACATTCAACCATTTTATCATCCATTCTTTAAGTCTTAACATTATATCATACTTTTTTAGTTTTGTCAAGCATTTTTAAATAATTTTTGTAATTCCTATTTCTCTATACCACTTATCCCTCTTTACACCATGCTTATTAAAAATTGCCATAAAAGGATGTCTGTAATCATAAAAAAATACATTAGTCTTACCCTCTTTAGTTCTTCGTAACCTTCCTAAAATCTGTATCAAATCTTTCTTGTTTGCCACTGTAGATACAAGAAATCCTCTCTCCCATGATTTTACGTTAGTTCCTTCACAACTAATAGAAATAGTAGCTAATGTAATTAATGCTTCTTTTGTTTCTGCTTTTTCTTTTATTTCTGCTTTTGTTTCTTTCATATCTCCATAGTATTTTTGTATTCTTGGACATATATCTACCAACATATCATACAATAAATTTATATGCTCTTTCTCTTTACAAAACACTATACAAGATTTTCCTGAATTATATTCTTTTATAATATCTTCAACAACTAATCTGTTAAACGCTAAATCTTCTGATATAATTTTGTAAGCTTCCTGTAAATTAACAGGTAAACTATCCACTTCCTTTATACTTAGTAGCTGTGTTATTAAAGCTCTCCATTCTGGTGTATGTGGTGCGAATACTTTATCTTTGTATGCTAATGCTTTTACTTTTGCTCCGCTTTTCGTCCAATAATAATCAATCACTGGATTCCACTTTAACTGACTTTCCCTCTTTATTACAAAAATATCTTTTGTATCTATAATATCAGAAGTTTCAAATTCCCCTTTGTATTCATACAATGTATGCCCACAAATTAAATCTAATACATCTGCTAATCCATCATTTCTCATTTTAGTTGCTGTTAAACCTAAACGATATTTGGCAGGGAAGTCATTCAGAACACTGTATATCTTAGCAGAACACCTATGACATTCATCACAAATTAACATTGATATACTTTCTTTTAATTTATCAAGCTTTTCGTCACCTAGCCTAGAAAGAGTTTGTATCGTAGTTAAAGTAATTTGTTTTCCTATATTGAAAACCTTGCCTTTTACTAAACCTATTTCTATTTCCCCATAGCACAACAGAGCATCTTTTTGCCAACCATCTATTAAATCGTCTTTATTAACTATAATTAATGCTCTTTCTTTTAACTTCCCTGCCAGTATCAAGCCAATTATTGACTTACCTAACCCTGTATTTATAACAAGTGTTCCAGTATTATCAGTAAAATGCTCTATTGCTACCTGTTGTACTTTTCTAGGCTGGATTTGCACTAATGGATATTCTATATTATTGAAACTAATCGAAGTATCTTCTATAATCTCATAATTAAAAGGTATTTTATATCCTCTAGGAACTTCTAAGCTATCTCCAATCTCTTTGTAATAATAAAGAAATTCTGGAACTCTGGTGTTCCCCCATCTCGAGAATTTAAGAATACTTTCATATTCAGGATTTTTAAAAGTTAAATCTTTTTTTATTTGCTCCCTTTCTGTATTTGTTAAGTTTTTTAATAATTGAGAGTTACTTATAAAAACTTTAATAGCCATTTTTATTAATCAAAAACCCTGAAAATGTCTACAAGAGATAGACTCTAATGTACGTATAGAGTCCTCAGTTTCAATGTCTCTAAGCTTGTTTCTATATTCTGTGGTTTCATCTTCAAACAGCTTACCCAAACAGTTTGTAATTTTACCTTTTCTTGCAAATCCAATTTGCTTAATTTCCCTAATAGCCTCATTCATTGCTTTACGATATAAAGGATTTGTATTTGTATCCCTTAATGCTCTTAAAGTCTCAATAACTTCTGCTGTTTGTTTTCTCGTCTTAATATATTCCTCTGTTTTTAATTCGTACATATCCCCTAATAAACTCATTAAACCATCTCCTATCTTTTATACTATTATACCATATTTTTTTCTTTTTGTCAAGTGTTTTTTATTCCCATTCAAAAATTGGCAAACACCACTTTATAGGTAAGGCATATTTAACTTCTTTATAACAGATTTCTTTATAACCTGTGCTATCATCTCTGATTTTTAAGGCATCTTCTGAAACCCCATCTTTTAACATATTCCATAATATATTAGCATCTACATAACAAGCATTTCTAAACTGTATTGAATTGTGCATAAACCAAAGCCACTCAGCATGCCCTAATCCTTCCTTTAATTTTACCATTTTTTACTCCCATTCAATATCAGAATACCTAACTTCTTCAAACCAAAACTCAGGAAAATAACAATACTTTTCATTAAGGTATTCAAACTCATAAAGTAGTGCACCTTCGACTGATATTAAATTTAAACGCTTTTTTGATACCCCAGTATAAAGCTCTTTCCAAAGATTGTGAGAAGCTTTATAAGAAAGTTTGTCAGTTCCAAATATAAACCTAAACGTTCGATAATCTACGCCGCTTTTAAATTTCAGCATTTTCTTCAAATATAACCCACTCCTTTAGAATCCATATTTCCTGTCCCTCAAATATAATTTCTATAAATTCTGGAAAAAAGAGATTTATATTAATTTCATTTTTAGAAATACCTTTTTTAAATTTATGCCAAAATTTTCGTATCTGTTTTTCGTTTAATACAGTAATCCCTTGAACTGCTTTTTGAAATCTATTATATTCTATATTGTTATTTAAAAATACCATACTCTCACCTCGTTGAACCTATTATACCACACTTTTCTCTTTTTGTCAATAAAAAAAATCCCTTACTTAGTAAGGGATTAATAATCCATTTTATTTCCTAAAACATCTATATATACTGCTTTATATTTATATAACCTTCTTATACCATCTGCATTATACAGTATCGCTAAGTCCGCTAAATCATCAACAGTATAAAGTTTAGGAACTAAAATGATACAAGCCTTTAATAATTTTTTAAATTCTTGGTCTTTACAAGTAGGTGATAATATTGTCAACTCAGAGCCAACATTTGTTTGTATATCATTTAATATCTTTAATAAACGTTTACTCACTTTAGGCGTTGCTCCACAACATTTACACTTAAAATTATCTACTGTAATTGTACTAACCATATTTCTTTCCTACAAGACTATTCTTGCAGTTCCTCCTATTACCATCTCGAAGTTACTCCTCTGGTATCTATATGAATCCAATCACCATAATAACCTATTCCTAACTGGTCTTCTAATCCCCACGCTTTTGCCGCCGCTAAAACGGTGTCTGCTAAAGCAGTATCAGTATCATCTTGACCAGCGATATGAATATCTGCGGCACATCCTTTCGTGTGATAACTTCCTAATGCTCCACCACACGCCGCATTAACGCCATCGTCTACAGTTCTATAACCAGATTTGAAATCTGTTCCATACTCAGAGTGATAAACTGTAGTATTTACTACCCAATTAAAATTCCAATCTCTCAGCATATCTAATATTTTAAATAAATTTGCTGTTTTTTCATTATTCGTGCATAACTTTCCGTTTTCATTATCCCACGCATATTCATTGCTATTTCTGCGCCAACAATCCCACTCCGTTACGCTCCAATGCTTACTTTCGTACATTACATCCACCTTCTTTTTTATCTTCCTTCTGTGCTTCTTTTTCTAATTTGTCGCTCTCTCCATCTCCGTCTTTATCTATTATGGATGCCCCATAAAAGAATATAGCGGCGATTGCTTCTGGGGAGAATAAAACTTTCGTTAAGGCTAATAAATCAGGTAATGCTATTACGCCTTTAAATATCGCTTGGTATGCCCAAGCAAATATATAAGCTAAAACAGTTGTTATTATTAATGCAATCATTATATAGAGAAGCTTTAAACTCCCACCAGCAATTCTAGGCTTTACAAGAATTTTTGATTTGATAATATTCTTTAGCTTCTCAAACATTATAAAACCCCATTACTTTAAAATAAGTGCAAGTATGCTTATAAACATACTTATTATTCCTGATAAAAATGTTGCTAATCTAAAAATATCAGAACACTTATCATCTATAACTTTATTTAGCTCTACTTTATTTTCCTTTGCTTCTGCTCTCATTTCATCTAATCTTTTGAAAATTGTCTTTATATTATTTTCTACTGTCTTTAATTCTACTTCTTGTGTTTGTGTTTTTTCTAAGAACACTCCAAGACTTTCTGAGTTGCTTTGTTGCTTTGTTTTTATTACTGCTAAATCTTCTCTTAATTCTGTCTCAAAATCCCTATTCACTACACCCCTCCGTTCTTACAGATAGTGTAGACGTTCCAGACCTCTACACATAACTGCTATAAAATTATTTACCGCTTTCTTTAGTTTTGTGTAGAGTTCCATATTACTTTCCTTCTTTCATATTTTTTATCTGTGTTGTTAATCCTTTATTTTTGCTTTGAAGATTTTTTATTTTTTCGTTTAATTCTTCTATTTGTTCTTCACAAGTTCTTAAATGAGATATTAACTCATTTACTTTAACTTCATCTTCCAACCTAGAATTGTCTAAAGCTGACATCCTTTTCTTAGCTCCCATCAATTCACGTTTGACTTGTTCACATTCTCTAGCTTTTTCTACCTTTTCTCTACGCAATTCAAAGATTTCATCTTTTAATTTCAATACGTCTTTGTCATAACGATTTTTAAAAACTAATTTAAATATCTTATATAAATATTCTTTCATGCTAACCTCATTTCTTGCGGGTAAATTTCCACTTTCCTTAAACAATTTAATGCTCGTTGATTTAAGTATGCTTTCTTTAAATCAAAACAATCAAATAGCATTATGTTTACTTCATTTGATAAGGCAAGAACTTCATCACTTAATTGAAATAACTGTAAACACAACTCTTCACACTCTTCTTGTGCAAAATAACTAACACACCGAATATAAAACTTATCTACAATTTTCAAGATAAAGCATCCTCCTTATTTTTTATCAACTTTCCCCACACTATGAGTCATTTTATACGCTCCTTAGTAATAATCTAAAAACTTCTCTTTTCTTGCATAATATCTTGCCTGTTCATATACCTTATTTCCATACTGTTTTTGTGCTTCGTTGAAATCTGAATAACTCTTTAAATCTTCCCGCTTTATTCCATAATTTTCAATAGATATGTAAGCTCCACTTATGTCATTGGCTATTAAATCAGCAAATCCTTCAAGCATTGCCATATCTTCTGTAGCCGCTTTTCCCTTCTGCTGGAACTGATATTGATGTGTCATTTCATGCGCTAAAAGAAATAATCTATCACTCTTATCTGTTCCAGCAGTATTTATAACTATTACAGAATTTCGAGATGTTACCGCTCCACTTTTTTGAGCTATTTCTTCTGCATTATTTATTTTAAAGTATTTTAACAAATCCGCATATTCTTTTACTGAACCAACATTAATAACAGCAACATCTCTATGTAAAGTTAAATTAAAATTATTTTTAAAATAATTTTCTACTATTTTTATATTCTTCATTGTTTCTCCCCTATCACCACCCATTACAACATGAGCATCCGCTAATGTGGGGAACAAGAAAAATAGTACCATTATTAGTATTTTTACCATCTACAATTCCTTTCTTAAATCCCCTCACCATAGGAGCTAGCTTAGAGGCTAGTATTCCTAGCGGGGAAATTACTTTAGCACATGGCAGTACCTTTACAGTCCCCGCAGGAATAACAGTATTAAGAGCTTCATTCAATCAATCTGGATATTTAAATTTGATTACGTATGTAGGTGTAACGCCTAATAAATCCTATAAACTGTATTCTAATTGGACTGAATATAATTATGGAGAAGGTGAAGAATACCTGTTGTATAATGCCAACAATGATAAATATTGGATTGATTATACTATAGGCAATTTAGATGTTGATACTGGTTACACTAAGCTGAATTTTAAACTCGAATGGTCGCCTACTATCAATTCACACGCAGTAGAAGTTACAGACTATTAATAATCAGTAATATTAGGAGATTTCGCATTAATAGTTGGAGACCAAGATATCAAAATTTTAGCTCTATCATCCCTAGCTCTTATCCAATATTTACTAGAGCTAGAATAATAGCAATAATAAAAATCATTGCTACCAACCACGACTGTTAACGTATATGTTTTTCCACCAGTTACTCCTACATAATTAGGAGATCTTTCCCCCTCATCCTGAACTTCAACAACTTTTATATTAGTGGGTATAGTCACACTCCATTTATTTGTAGAGCCCGGCGATGAATATGTAGGAGATTGTACACTTCCTGTAGGAATACTAGCCTCTAAGCTAGCTCCTATGGTGACATTGCCTGTCACGATAATTGACATTGGATTATCAGTTAAAGCCATAATATACGGCAGATTTTGAGTTTAGTAATCGGTTACTTTAGGCGTTTGATTGTTAATTGATTGTGAATAACTAATAGTTACACTTCCAGATTCAGTTCCAGTTTCGCTCGAAGTTGATAACTTCAATGTATAACTTTTATTAGACGTAACTCCCACATACCAAGTATCTATAGCAGATTCGTAATTCCATACAGATAACCAATATTTTTTGCTATTTACTGAATATACATCTAAAGCTACTTCGCCTTCGTGTTCATGGTATACATCACCAGTTACTTTTAATACTCTTACACCCGCAGGTACTGTAATAGTAACCGTTGTATTCACATCCATAGTACTCAACAATCTTGTTTCAGTAGTCGGTACACTTGCTTCTAATGTTGCCCCAACTGTTACATTGCCTGTAACCACTAAACTCATAGGATTGTCTGTCAAAGCCATCTTTTTCCTCCGATTTCCCACAGAGGAATATTACATTAATTAAAAGTAACTGATACGGTTTTCCCTCTATTTTGGTACAAATATGTCCATGCAGGGAAACTCCAACTATTATCAAAGTAACACGAATACCAAGTAGCTTGACTAGATTTTTTATTATAAGTACACATATAAGCTACTCCATTTAAAATAACTTCAACCTGTTTAATTGCAGATTGAGTATCACCTGTAAGAGCCAGCCAAATCTCATAGGCTTCTAAGCCACCGTCTGAAAAATAGCGTTGTTCTACACAGAAGCCCTGTATATTATAGCCCTTAAATGTTGTAGGCGAAATACTTCCATTTGTGATTGGATTTCCTTCGCCTGATGTCCCAAATCCGTATTCTTCGATAATATACCAACCATCTTCCTGTTCGACATAACTATTACCAACAGTTAGATTATAGGTTGCAGTATCAGCTTCTAACGCCGCACTAACCGTAATATTCCCTGTGACTGTAATATTCATAGGATTATCAGTTAGTGCGTGTAATTGTAATAGTAATCTCGGAAGACGGCTGACAGACAATTCTTTATCTGCCTGCCCCCCCCCTAATTAATTTATTAAACATTTTATTCGTCCTCCTTATTTACATCAATTTTTTCTAAAAGCTCTCCATCTTTGTTATAACCAGTGATTATAAGATTTTGACCTTTTTTAACTAAAATACTATAAGGTGAATTTGCTTTTACACTAAAAGAATATTCACCACTTGCAACAAAATCAAGATTCGCATAACTGTCTAATGTGTTTGATAATTTAGCACATTTTTCATTTAGTTCTTTTTGCATATCTTCATATTCCGATTTTGTTTTCCCGCCTAATAATTTTATTAACCAATTAAACATCTTCGTTCTCCTTTTCTAATACAGCTCCAATTTCAGCATCGCCATTTATTGCTAATGTATTTGCGCTTGCAGTTTGATAGCTTCCTGACAATGTAAATGTCTTAAAGGTGTATCCACTATTCGGTGTGCATTTATTGCTTGCAGTTTTGCCATGCTGAACAGTAAAGGTTGAAGTGTGTGCAACTCCATCAACTGTAACAGTAATTGTTCCACCTGTAGGCTGATTAATCGTATAAGTATAGGTTTTCAAAGTAGCGGCTGTTGCACTAATAGTGATATTATCTGTCAATGTTCCACTTGTACTGCTTAATGTGCCTGCATTATAACCTGTACTTGCTGATATACTTGCCGTATAAGTTGACCCTGCTTCTGCTGTAAATGTTGATGTATATGAATTGCCATTGCAAATTACTGTTATTGTTTGATTTGCTGATTGTACGATTGTGACTGTTACTTCGGACGTGTAACATAATCTTGCTACACCGTTTACTCCTATATACATTTTTTTGACTTTTCTTGCCTTGCCGTCTACTCCAATGTATATATTCTTTGCTTTTCTTGCTTTACCATCTACACCTATATAAATGCTTTTTGCCATTTTCGCACCTCTTTATTCATACACAATATAAAGTGTGCCTGTGGTTAATGCAGAGCTTCCAGCGGTTAAATCAGTTGTGCTATAGGTATATGCAGGTGCGCATCCTAATGCGGTTCTTGCGGCAGCGGCTGTTGTTGCCCCTGTTCCACCATTTGCTATAGGAACTGCTCCTGTCGTGTTTCCCAGCCCTAAAGCATTTCTTACTCCTGCCGCTGTTGTCTGTCCAGTGCCGCCGTTTGCTATCGGTAAAGTCCCTGTCACACCTGGACGTGGAGATGCCTGTAACGGAGATGTGGCTGTTGTACTAGCAAGGTTTACTAACATAGAAGGAGCAGAAGTTAAACCTGTTCCTCCGTTGGCGATTGGTAAAGTACCAGTAACTCCGACTGTTATATTTGCCGAACCATCAAAACTGCCAGCAGTACTACTTGCAAGATTTGCTGTAATAGTCCTTGCAGTTGCTAGTTTTGTTGCTGTGGCAGAATTACCTGTGTAGGTACTAGCATTTATTGTTGCTACTATTTGTGTAGCATTTTTCCATGCAAGTGTTGTTGTTCCGCTTGTAAATACTACGCCACCTACCATTGTTACTAAGTTCTGGAATGTGTTTGCTCCTGTGAAACTGTTATTTCCAGCGGCTAATACATCTCCACCACCTGCACTTGCAACACTATCATCTACATATTTTTTTGTAGCCGCCATCAAATCTGCTGTTGGATTGCCTTTAAGTGTTAAATCACCTGTCATTGTTCCACCAGCAATAGGGAGCTTTGTAGAGTCAGCTATTGTAATGTTTGCTGTGCCATCAAAAGATACTCCATTTATTGTGCGGGAGGTTTCTAACTTCGTAGCGGTATTTGCATTACCTAACCATTTTGCAACACCATCATGTGTGACCGTTGCAAACAAATTATTATTGCTAGAAAAAGCTACTTTCGTATCATCGTCACGTATGACAAACACATTATTATTCGTTCCAACTCTAAATACATGAGGTTGATTTGTGCTCGCGTGATAAAATAGTCCACCTAAATTATCTGTTCCAATTCTTGCTTGTACTGTTTCACCTGTCGGAGAAACACCAAAACTTACAGTACCACCGCTACCTGCCGCAGTTCCGTTTGATACAGCAATATTTTTGTTATATACATTACTACCAGTCCAAGTATTGTTAGAACTCAGCAAATTAGCTACTGCACTTGTAACATCTGTCAAAAAAGCGTATTTATGTAAATTGCCCCATATCAAATTTGTATAACTAACTATATAACAAGATTTTTCAGAATAACTTGTAATTCTAGCTACCCAATAACCTTTATTATAATTATTTATGCTAACAATCTCAACTGACCACATTTGCCCTGCTTCAAGCACAAAATCATCATTAGTCCAGTTATCAGCCCATGTTTCTGCACAAGTGAAATATCCAATACAGCCAGTTACTTGTGATAGCAATTTTATTTTATTTGCAAGTGTTACGATTGCTTCTTTTAATTGTCCAATCGTATTTCCTTTAGTAATTTGTAATGAATGTGTGATAGTGCTTTTAGACCGATAAACAGTTCCCTCTGCAATACTATCATCTACATATTTTTTATTTGATACATCAGCATTTACTGTAGGAGTTTTGTTTACTGTCAAACCTGCTGTAAAGTCATTATCTGCTGACCATGTGTTTTTACTTGCCAGTTTTCCGCAAGCATCATAATCTTGATTTAGTTTTGCTACTAAATCTGTATCTATATACTCTTCACCAGTGAAAGCTTCATAAGCCATTCATCTCACCCCGCCCAATTCCCCAGCATTGAAATATAATGGCATTTTATTCTCTACCATTTCAACCCTCCATTCAATATGCTAAAAAGGAAGCCCTTTCAGAGCTTCCCCATTGTTTTTACTCTTTATTTATATGTCTATTATAGCATACTTTCGGATTTTTGTCAACCTTTTTTTTTTAATTATTTTTGCAGGAATTTCCAACATTCCTCCTTCTACAGCTTCTGGTATATGATTTAAAGTAGCTATTAATGCTCGTCTTGCTATATCCTTACTGGGATATATAGCTACATTATCTGTTATATCTTGTGTAAAATGAATTTCAAGAACTCCTGCAATGTTTACAAATTTTGTTACCCAATATTTCTTCCCACGTGCTGTTATCCAAACTTTATATGCCATTTTTATAACCTCTTACTTCATAATTTCTAATATTCCTGAATCTGTAGCTGTCCCTCTCATATCTATACGAACCTGCTTTAATGCCTCTTCTGCATCTTCCTTAGTAAGATAAATTTTTACATCATCAGAATTTTCATCTAGTGTTCCACTAATTTGAAAAAAATCAGCACTTTTTATCCAATATTTTTTTTCATTTATTACTACCCAAACTCTATACATTATTTTTACACCGCCTGTAATATCATAATTAATGGATTAAAATAGCAATTAAAATAAAAAATAAAACTTTCAAAAGCCTGAAAAAAAGCTCCAATAGTAAAAAGAGAAATACCTATTAAAAAAATCATGGCACTAATTGCCTGCCCCTCATTCAATGCTGTTACTCCATCGTATACTTGCCATCCTAGAAAAATAATAAGAGATATCAATAAAGAGAAGCTAGCAAGAATCGCTATAAGATAAATTAAAGAGGTATCTTGCATATAAGAAATTAACAACTCTTGTGGAATTTTTGTACTCATTACTGCAATATCTTCTAGTGTCATTTTTATACCCCCATTATTGTGAATTTAAAAGTTTCTGCATTAAAAGATAGCACCACATTTGATGCCCCCTCTTTCTCATATTCCTCTGAAAAATCGTAACAATCCCAAGAACCACTAACCATTTTATAACCTAAAGACTGTAATGCTTCTTTAATAACTTTTGGAGTATAACCTGTTTCAGATAAATCTATTTCAGAATTTATATCCCCTTTGTTTTCTAAACTTTCTAAAATAATTAATAATTTAGTTTCCATTTTTTCATCTTCCTTTTAATAAAAAATTAACATCCTCTTTTAAATGCTCTTCTGCTTCTTCTCTAGTTCTATAACATTTTCCTAAACTTCGCAAAAGCTGGTCTACTAAATTACCATAAAATACTCCCTTACTTACAACTCCCTGATTATTGCTCCCATCTACATAAACATAAAAATATCCATCACCACTTGTGGGAGAGTAAGGAAGTTGTTTTACACTGCAATTACCAGCAAATAGTTCTAACATAATAATACAAGTATTTATCTCTGGGTTATCACAATAAAGTCTATTATCTGCTATCCAAAATTTTGCTCCTTTACCAACAGTGTATTTTCTATCATAATCCAAAACCTGAAACTTTTGATTAAACATTAAATTGTTGCGCTCTAAAAATAACTCAAAATACTCACTCAAAATAATCACCTCATTTAGTATAACGATAAAATAACATAAAACAATAGTTGCTACTATATCCCCTTTGTTTATATAACTTAAATGCCTTATAAAACTGTTGTGTTCTAAATTCCCTCATTACTCCCACGCACACTCCTCCGATAGAGTACAATGAGACTCTAAAACAGTAGATGTTACAAACCAATTTGTATTATCACCAAAACTATACTTACTAATACTCTTTGCACTATGTCCCATTTGACTAGAAATCCAAGATTTATTAGATATTGCGTAGCCACTATCATTTTCATCTACAAAATCATTTATATCAAAAAGTATACGAATAATATCATTTTTGTTAAAATCATTATAATCAAATCTGAAAAAAGATTTAACTATTAAAGTATCTCCTGCTCTATATTTCACGTTTTCACTCCCATTCTGATGTAGCACTTATACGTATGCAATATCTTGTTAAATAACTTTTAGGAATATTCCAACATGTGCCAGCACCAAAACTATAAGGCTCTGAACGGTATCCATGCCCTATATAGAGTTTCCTCCAACTTTTATTAGACACCTTACACGTATCTCTTATATAGCCATCTACACTTACTACTGATAGTATATCCCCACACGAAACTCATTGTTGTTGTCATAACCGAAAGGAGTATGAATTTTAAAAATATCTCCTAGATTCATCTTCACTATATCCCCTCTATCCTGCGCTTTGCTACTTCAAAACAATCTCCATTAAATAATTCAATTATCTGTTTCGTCCTTTCTTACATCACAATAAGAAACCAATGCGCTATAAAGCTCAAACAACAATTTGAAAGCATTTTCTCCTACTGTAACAACTTCATCTCCTAAAAATAATACATAAGAACCTTTTTCTACTTTGTCTGCTATTTTAGATAATTCATCTATATTAGCATCTGTTACTTGCTCTGCTCTTATTATCTCAAATCTTGGTTTATATAATTTCTTTACTTTTTCTATTTGTTTCATTTGGATTTTGACTCTTTCTCCTTTCCTGATAATACTTGTGAAGTAACTACTATTTTATCTATTAAAGAAGTCATACTATTTGCCTTTGCTAATTTCATTCCCATTCTTCATCTACCACCCTCCTGAAAAAGAGAAATAATGCTTCTTGTGATACCCATGAATTTAAAAGATTTCCTTTTTTATCATAAATGTGATATTCTAAATCTCCATAATTACTAAATACAGGCACAGCTATATATTGTTCATTTAAATTATAATGAATTAATTCCCCTGTTGGTGTTATTGTTATTTTAGTCATTCCCATTCTAAATCCACCCATTTAAATAAAATAGGGAAATCTCGTAAGCTCATAGGAAATCTACCTTTCTTTCCTCTAAAATATACTATAACCACGTCTGTCAACCAACGTTCTCCTAATTCAGCCCAACAATATTCACCATTTTTAAAATCATAAAAGTCACTAACACACTGACATAATCTGCAATTATTGTTAGGTTTTTCAATTATTCCCATTCTTGTGCTTCCTCCTTAAACACACTATAGAATACCTCAGGAAAAAAATAACAGCTACCTTTTTCAGCAAAAACAATAATTAAACCATTGAATACTTTTCTAGCAAAATATCGCTTGCCTTTAAAAAAAAACGATAATCTTTTTTACATGTATATAATAAACAATTATTTTGAAATTCTTTTGTCATTCCCACTCCTCCACATCTATATCAAAGAAAACTTTACGAACAAATTTTAGGGAATACCAACCAATTAAATTTTCTTCTAAATCTAATACCATACACTCCTTAAACACACTGCTTTTTCTAATAAAATAGTATTCATTTGCTCTAATTGACATACAATTTTGTTTACTTAAACGTTTCTCATAACTTGACACCATTTCTTCCACCTCAATGCTATTATACCACAAAATAAAAAGGCTGTCAAGCATTACTTTTAAAGTAATAGCTTAACAGCCATAATATAATAACATATTAACACACTTTTTTAGTTTTGTCAACTATTTTGAGTATTCAATCCTAATAAATCCATCTTTACCGCTAGTTGCCGCTTCTTTAGTACCACTATAAGTAGTTCCTAAAATACCCTCTTTTGTGGCATAAGTTGCTCCCTTACCGCCATTTTCTGCTTCTGTGGTAGTTGGAGGGCGTGTGGTAAATTTATACTCTCTATCACTAGATGTCCAAGTAAAAATACCTCCATAACCGCCTTTGCCCCCTGATGCAGTCATCCCAAAAGCTGTTGTGTCTCCACCATCAGAACCATCACCAGCAGTAAATGACATTCCAGAAGTAGTATTAGTGTAATTACTTATTTCTATTTGCACATTATCTGTGCTTCCTGCCCCACCCTTACCGACAATAACAGGATAAGAAGTATTTGGTGTTACTGTTATCTCTTTTTTCATATACTCCCCATCACTTCCGTCATTAGATGTGCTTCTATAAGAATTGCTTGTGGAATGGTCTCCTATGCGTTTTAATTTATAGAAAACAGCCCCACCGCCACCGCCGCCACCACCGTACATAGTGACAGTTACCTTATTTACATCTTCTGGGCATTTAAATGTCCCACTATCATAGAAATCAATAGATAAGTCTGAATTTAAATATGTAATTTCTACTTGAAAAGGTGATACATATAAAGCGGCGTGCTTATTACTTGTAAACCGCATCCCAGCCCATAAATCAAAGACATTACTTCCAGCACTTAAAGACATAACTTTTTCATCTATAGTAAACCACTGCGCCACATTTGCCATACCAGTTTCATCTGCTTTGCCAGTGGAATATGGATAAAAAATACTATCTTGTAAATTATGCTCTCCTGTATCTGCTAATTCTGTTTCTCCTTGCTTCACAGCAAATCTATAATAACTGCAATCTCTATAATTTTTATAGTCATTATAACTTCCTGCCCATTTTACCTTAAATACAACTCTATACTGTCCCGCCTCTGGTGCATAAGCCGTAGTTGATATAATTTTCTGGAACTGGAAAGATTGACTATTTGCGATATATTGATAAAAACTTCCACTAGCATTTATAGCGTTGGATTCTATTTCTTTTATTAAAAAATAATATTTCTTATCATTTATATAACACCCAGCATTTACTGTAATATCTGACCTATCAGGAGTTAATCCAATGTATCTAGTGTTACCATCTGATAATAAGATTTTCATATATTTTTTATTATAAAAACCATCATAACTATCATAAAGGGGGAGTTCATATTTGACTCCCCCTATAACCATTTTTAATTTATTCTTACTATCTGCATTAGCCATATTAACTACCTACAAATATTCTATTTTTATTTGGGAATACTAATTCCCCTGAATCGTTAAAAGTTGCTAAATTACTAGGCAATGTAGATGTAGGTAATTTACCTTCTGCTTGAAGCATGGGTATTTTTCCCGCTGTTGTTCCTGTATCAATTAATCCCATTTCAATTTTATTGTTTTTATTAACTATTGGGATTTGACCTGATGCAGTACCAGTGTCAATTAAAGAAGTTGCAATCTTATTTCTATCTCCAACTACAACTACTTGCCCATTATCTAATCCTGAATTGATTAAGCTATCTTTAATCTTATTTGTAACAGAATCAATTAAATCCGTGACTCTGCTTAAAGGTATTTTAATATTGTCAACATACTCTTTAGTAACATATGTTTGAGTTAAATCCATTGTTAAAACCCAAATTTCACGCTCTACATTTACTAAATTATACATTTTTAGCTGGTCAGTTCTAAAACAAGACATCCCCAGCTCTAATTCAGCAGAAGGGAACGCTATACCAGCATTGTTTGTCAGCAAACTTCTAAAATTATCATTTATATAACCTAAAGAGTTTGCTAGTGTCCAAGCTTCCTCTATTGTTACTAACTTTTGCACACCATTTCCCCCTTAGTATCCTCTAGCTGAGAATGAAACTGCACCATTAACATAAACACTTCCAATTTTAAGCTGTGCTTTGATATACTTAGTAGTTACTTCAAGCGGCAGTATTACTGCCTGTCCTAACTCTTCCATATTTTCTACCCGCAAAATTGTATAAATAACTTCTGGTACTACATGGAACTCTCTTGTAAAATAATAAGTTGCTGGATTTTCGTCTGTTTTAAATTCAATTATACCAGTTTCAATAGTATCAGGAACGTCTACTTTATGCAAATACTCTCTAGCATTTGGTTTTTCGCTATTAACCGTTGCCACATTTAAAACAAATCTAAATAATGCCCTTTGATAAATATAATCACCAGTCAACATTGTTTTAAATCTATCATAACCAGCAGGCGTGATTGCTACATCAAAATCTGTCTCATTTAAAGCTTTAGCGTATATAGTTAAATCACTCATTACTGTGCCAGCATGCCTTAAATATATTTCTATAATATTTAAAACTTCATTAAAAGTCTTACTTAATTCTTTAGATTTTGTTTCTTTTAATTCAACAGCTTCTTTTAAGTTTAACTCATATGCTTTACTTAAAGACTCCTGTAATTCCACTTTATTAGTAAAGAATTTTTCTACAAATTTTTCTTTTAATTCTTCTAATTCTAAATTATATTTTACAGTCATTTCTACATCTTTTGCAAGAGATTCTTTTAATTCCAATGCGTCTGATACAAATTTATTTGCTTCTTTTACTAAACTCTCATTAAATTCCGCATTTTCTTCTACATACTTTGTGAAAAGCTTAGTTAAAAGCTCTTCAACTTTAAAGTCTATGTATATTATTTTATTAAATTCTTTAGTAAGTGCTTCATTTACTTCAATACCCTCAGTGAAACTACGTCCATAATTAACCTGTCGAGACATATCTTCATCAAGCTCTAAACCATATCCTATATTTGCACCTTTATCTATTAGTCTAAAATCTTTTAGTTTTATATGGACATCTTTAAGCCTTAATTTTACTTCTTTGATTTTGGCTTGTCTAGGCTCTCCTGTATAAATCTCTACTGTTGACATTTATTTAAGCCTTTTCAGATAACCGGAATTGGAAAGTTACTTTAAAAGTATCCGTAGCTTCTTTATTTACTACAGGGAATACTACCCTATCCATTGTAGTGCCACCAGAAGCGGCGTTACACAAGCCAGTTTCAGTTAAAGCCCCAGTTCCTACACCTGCGGCAAAAGTTGCCACCATTGTAAAGAACTTAGTGCCAGTAGTATGTGTGTATGTTGCGGCACTCCTTACAAGCTCACCTTTTAATCCTGTGTCAGCGGCGGCTACAGCAGTGCTATTTGTGCCTACTGCAATATGTGATAAAGCGGCTGGTCTACTTGTAGCCGCACCTATGCAATTACAAAGAAAATCAAAGCCACCATTTAAAATCATATTGTGTTTTTCAACTTTTTGTTTTAAATTACCATCTTTATCAAATAACTCGCCAACCATAAAACAGTTTAAAGCTAAATCTTCATTAAACATTAAATTTCCTCCTTAAATATCGCTGTATAAAGCAATACTATCATATGTTTTATAATCTTTATATGCAATCTTGTTGTTCTTGAATAAAGAGAACACAGAACTGTATACAATTAAATTCAAATATCCGTCTCCTTGTGACACCACGAATGTCATATGGTCGTTTGGATGCGAAAAATCTCCCGCTGAAACCTCTACCCCAGTGTCTGTTGTAAGAACAAACCTATCTCCTTCACTATTATAACTTAAAAGCATCCAATCTCCTGTTTTTGAATTCTTCAATGTTAAAATAGCATAAGAATAATCAGAATCTATTGGAAGCATTACATTTACTGAAAGAGAGAACACTTTAGGGATTTCTAAATTTTGCCATTTTAATAAACTATGACCATCTATTTTTAACCCCTTATGAAACCGCCCCTGACCATATGAGACTATCCCATAAGGTACATCTGGTGTTTTTCCTGTATTGCTTATTAAGGTTTCATCTAATGTCCAATAATCTAGTGAACTTGTAGCTTCATTCCCTAAATAAATTGCAATATCTGTAAAAGTATTAAAAGTATAATCTGTGCCTACTGGCATCCAAGTAGTATTTTTTGCTGTTTCTGAATCCCAAGTAAATTTAAGCTCTTTCCATATCTTCTCTTTAGAAGGAGAGAAAGGCTGAACAATTTTTTCTGCCCAGTTTCTACAACAATACTCTTGGTCTAACTCTATTTCATATATATACTCTGCACTGATGCTGTTATCTTCAAGCTGGAATCCTCGGGCATTTACATAACCACGGTGCATTAACCCGCTCCATTCATCTTCTACAGCATCATAAGTATAAATCATATTTCTGTTAGGAATAGAAGCAATTCTTACAGTACAATAAGAAGCAAACTCACATGGAACTCCAAATTCAGTATATGCTTTCATCCAAAAGTCTACTTGTGTTGCCTGTGCAAAAGGCAGTGTAAATGTTTGCCCTGCGCTACTGCCTATGAAATTGCCATAATCCCAACTTGAACCTTCTCTTATTACATAGTATGTAGCACCTTGTACTTTATTCCATCTAAACTCTATATTCCGCTCATTTTGCACACAATCAAAACCAGTAACATTTGCAGGTCTTGCAATAGCTAAATCAAGCCTTGCTGGAGTAGACATATTTCCTACTGTATCTACTGCCACTAATAGAAATCTATATTCTCCCATTCCAGTAGAATAAAAATAGCTTGTTCCAGATATATCTGCTACTTTTGTACTTTCTGAAACAGTACCAATATACAATTCATAATGGTCTATATCTCTTTCCTTGTTAGCTGTCCAACTTAAACTAAATCCTCCTACCGCTTCTTCTCCTGTAAAATCTGCTGGCATTTCAGGTGCAATGTTATTTCCTGTTATTAAAATTGGGGGCGTATATGTTGGATTTGAAAACTTACCATATCTATTTTCATGCACCAACTTAAACTCATATGTTTTAAGAATTTCCATATTCTCAATTACAGCAGTATTTGAACCGTCATCAAATATACCGCCAAATGACCAAGTTTCATCACCCTGTAATCTATACCAAACTCTTACGCCTCTTGAATAAAAATAGTCTGGATAAGTATATTTAATAAAAATTCTTGAAACGACTACTTTGTTAGGGAGTATATAATATTCTTGCTCATTGTCTAAATAAACAACTGCTGGTGGTGGTTCTGTGGGGTCAGCTAAGGTTGAATTATTAATTACTGGCTCTGTTGCACCTTTTTCTTCACTATAAATACTTGGATTGTATTCCCTACAAGTAAGCTCTATTCCACCGTCTTGTTTATCTGCTATTTTTATAATTCTAAACTGTTTGTCTTGAAATTCAGTGATATAATCAGTTAAACTAATTACATCCCCAACTGTTCTATTTAAAGCACGCCTATCTGTACTAAACCTTACATACATTTTACAAGTTATTGCTTGATTTAAATAAAACCAAGCTAACCTACTTGCTTGGTCAAAATTTGTTACGCCATATAACTCATATGTTTCAATTCTAGGCTGTTTTCTTAATGGATTAGGTGCTTCTGCTTGCGCATTTACCTTTACCCACTCATTATCTGGGTCTATAAACTGAACATATATTCTATCTGGTATTTCTTCCATTGGAGACCACCAAAGCTCTAGGTTATTTATAGAGTCTGGGTCAAAACTCTGTACTACTTCATCTTCTTTTTCTACAAATAAAGAATATTTACCGTTCTTATAAACTAAGCTTGAACGACAACAATTTAACATATTGGATACCCAATCTAATCTTGATTGGGTTTCATCTAAACAAATATTTAAAGTATAATCTTTATCATCATAAAACTTTGCCGCTTCCAAGAAGCTGGGGATATCAATTTCATCTATATCAAGCCCTACACCATTATAACAAGTTAAAAAATCTAATACACACCAAGCAGGATTATTAGACCACTCTTCTGTGTACTCTGTTTCAGATGTATAGCATTTTACTATTTTACCATCTATCATAGCTGTAACATTAAAACTGCCAGATAAATTATCATTCGCTTTTGCTTCTAATGCTACATAAGCATCATATTTCAACCCGCCTACTTTTTGTGCTCTTTGAGAATTTGTTGTTCCATCTACTCTGCCATCTATTAATTGCTCACCATCTCCAACGTAAGTATTATAACTTACACCTTCAAAATCTGAGCTATTAATATCAGTATCATCTAATTTTATATCTCTTATGCCTTTTATCTTACCATCACAAAATACTATAAGCTTTGCTACTCTCTGATTATTGTCCCATAATTTAGAATAAATTAAATTACCTGCGTTTTTTACTGTGCCATATATAATAGGAATTGGCATGGTATTAGATGTTTCAGTAGCCATTGTATCTGAATAAGTTCTTTTAGCTGTCTTTTTCATCTTCTTCATTTCACGTCTACTAACTACATAAGATGCTACTGAAAAGACGAATCCAATTACAGCACTAGCTATGCCCATCTAAATACCCCCTTTATCCTATTTTTATACGCAGGTGATAGCTTTTCTACTACTGTTCCAGTAGCTTTTGTGCAATGCACATATTTTCCATCACCTAAATAAATCATTATATGCCATAAACCTAATGGCATTAATAAAGCTATGAAATCTCCGTATTGAATTTCTTCTAATGAGATTTCTTTGAACCGCTCTTTTGCTAGCTTTAAAAATTCTTGTGTATCTTCTAGTGTGAAAAAGTCTTTAAATTCTGGATGTATTAAATAATAAGGCGCAAGACACCCCCACGCCTTATTATCTTCTGTAAACTGAACAAAAGGCTTTCCTACTAAACTGTATGCTTCCTTTTGTGTTATCATTATTTAGCTCCTTATAACGGTCTCTCTAGGCACAGAAGGATGCCCACCAAAACGTTCTTCATTATGCCTATTGATACAATCCGCTAAAGTTTTTCCGCACTCAAAATATCCTCCTACATATCTACATCTTTCATCTTTAAATTGAAACTGACAGTTAGGGTCAAAAGTCATATTAGGACTTTCTTGTTGATAATCTCCTAAACTTCTTACTACTTTAACTTCAAAAGTGCTTGCTGTCATATTAATATTATCTAAAACACCATCATAAATTAATATGGGTGCTTCTTCTGGAAACTCTGGCATCCACTCATAAATCTTACAGGGCTTATTTATAAAATTGTTTCCTTGATTAGCAAGTATTGCCGCCCAACCTTGCCAATGATTAGACATTGTGAGAGTCAATGTTTCAATGGACATATCAGAATTTTCTTCTCTATCACTTCTTGTAATAGCCGCACTTAAATATGTTTCTCCACCAATTTCTATCTCTTCTATACTTTCATCTACTATAAATCTATAAATGTTATCTTCACTATACTCTATAACAACTAATAACCTTGTTGATATTTCAGGGTCTGCGAGATAACGCTCAATTTGCTCGGTTATTCCAATACTCATTGATTATTTCTCACCTCAATTATTTCCAGTGTCGTATGCCTGTATCCATAATAATCTATATCCGTACTATATGTGTCTGTATTAAATCTTACATAATACCATTCATCATCCCCGCCCATATCTTCCCCTTCGGAGTTTATTTTAACCCACTTGAACCTAAAAGCATTTCTTCGCCCTAAGTGTTCCTTGAAGAAGTTTTCTAGCTTGCGTCCTAATTCTGGGGATTTTTGAAATTCTAATGTCCAAGTTCTTCTTGGCTGTGACCATACATCTCTGCGCTGTTCATTGCCTGTGAACTTTTCATCAATTAAGGTATTATAAGATAATGAATAACTATAAACTTTCAAAGCGGCTATACCTGTTACTTGCTCGTTAATATAATAATCATAATAATCTTCATTTGTACTTATATCTAAATTATACATTAAGTTGCCGCTCCTTTCACTGCCTGTCTCATAACTTGTTTCGTTCTCATTGCATCTATTATTCGTTTCTCTAATATAGGATATTGCTGGTCAAAAGCTTTCATATTTGCCTCTGGGTCTAATGATTGGAATACAGGTGAAAAAGTAATCTGTATCCCCCCGCCTGTTTCTTCTGTTTTAGCTACTTGATTTTGATTTGAGTTTTCCTGTGATTTGGGCGTTTCTACTAATCCACCATCTGCAAATCTGAATTTAGGCAGTTTAGCCATTGAAGGTACTATTGATGCCCCTTCGTTTAAACGGTTTAAATAGTCAACTCCAAGACGTTTTACTGTCTTTGCAGTTAAAACATATTCACCATTTGATAACATTGCAGGAATACTATCGCTAGTTCCTGTTCCCGCACCTGATACATAACCACCAGTAGCAAAACCACTAACACTACTCATGGCATTTATCATTTGAATAATTGACATTACTACCTGCAATGCCATCGCAAATTTCATTAAACCTTCATTGCCAGAAACCATAGCTAACCCCATTAACATATTAGGAAGTGCTTGTAATCCAGCTTGCATAGTTAATTTATTATCTAATTTTTGTGCTCCAGCATTAGTTGCCAATAAATCATTTAAAGTTCCCATTGACTGCCCAAAATCTTTTGCAGTAAGTGTTAGCCCATTAAACTGGTCTTGTAAGCTATTAACTAAACTTTCGTTTTCTAAAGACATTCCACCATAATTTGCACCAGTAGTTGATGTTCCTATAGAAAAGCTTCCTGCCCCAGCTCCGATGCCTCCTAAGCCTGCTCCAATACTTCCTATGCCAACTGTCTCTTGTCCTGAACTAGAAGCTATCTGCGTCATTGCCAAAGTAACAGTTTCTCCAAATTGCTGTAATGTAGGAATTAAAGCATCAAACTGTCCTTTGATATTTAAAGAACCTTCTGTTACTGCCTGTACGCCCTGTTCCATTTGAGCTTTTATTTCTTCTTTATATTCATTGACTTGCACATCAAATTCTGTGTCTATTGTTAATGCTTTTTCCCCTTTTGGAAGAACCGCATCAAACAATTTATTAGTTATATCTTGTGCTAATCTTTTATGCCACATAGAAGCCCATTCTTTTAAAAGATTGCTTGCGAAATTCTGAAAAGATTCTTTCCAGCTTTTTCCTTCTGTTAAATCATCAAACATTCCTGCCAAGCCATCTGAAAAACCTTCTCTTAATTTCTTTTGAAATGGTGGAACTTCTTCAACAATAGATTTCATTGCCGCTCTTGCATCTTCTGCTTTTTTTACCCATTCATTTTGTTTTTCTAAGCTTCCTGCTTTAGCGGCATAATCTGCTTCCGTTTCATATAAAGCAACTAATTTAGCATAAGTTTTAACATAATCATCAACATATTGCTGACGTTCATAGAAAATTCTACCTTCTGCTGTTAAATCGTCCATTCTGCTTTGCTCTACAAGATGATTAATTTCGTTCTCTCTTCTTATAGACCGCAACTGAACAGCTTCTACTTGTGCTTGGGCTTGTGTAATTTCATATTCCTGTCTTTTAGCCCTTGCTATTGCTAATATCTGTTTCTCCGCTTCTTTTCCTTTTGTTACCCAATTACTCCATAATTCTATCTGTTTTGAATCACTTTCTTCTGTTGCTTGCGCTAATCTCTCTTGTGCTGTTTTAAGCTCCACAACAGTTCTTGTATATGAATCTCCTAATTCGTTGATAATATCTAATGTGGTTGATGCTTCCGTTGCACCATATAAACCATGATAAGATTTAGCAATCGAATCATATGTATCTTGTAATTTCTTATAAGAATCTACAAGTTTTCTATTAGCTTCCGCTAATGCTTCCGCTCTATCTATTTCAAGCTTCTCTAGCTCTGTAGAGAATTTCTCAACATCATTTTCTTGACCAAGACTTTTCGCAATATCTATCTTAGCCTTTAATATTTCAATTTGTTTATCTATCTGCCCTTGTTTATTCTTTAAATATGCCTCTATATAATCCTGTGTAGATAATTGATTATTTTTAAAGGCATCTTCTATTTCTTTTAACTGAGCTTTAAAAGAAGCATTTGCTTTCTTCAAATCAGCATCTAATAACTTGTAAGCATTACTTGCTTCTTTTCCAGCACCTTTACCTTTTTTGCCAGCTTTTTCGTCTCCATAACTTTTTTTGCTTAATCCTTTAAATAATTCTTCTGCATCCTTACGCATTTTTTCAGCATCTTCTTTGATTTTTGTAATTCTACCAGCTATTGCATCTCCCGCTGATTTCCAAGCCTTATCAGCGGCATTACCATAATCAGCGGCTTCTTGAAGATACTGCTTATCGCTATTTCCAGAAAAATTTAAAGTGAATAAATCCTTCATTGCCATGCCAACTGCTTTTGCTTGTGCTACAAATTGTGACATTTTTAATCTAAAGTATTCACCAAAAGAATTAGTAGTATCTGTTAAAGTATCCCAAGCTAACCCTATTGCTCCTATAGCCCCTACAACACCTAATATTGGGTTTATTAAAAATAATAAAGCAACAGCTAAAGCTCCAAGCCCTAATGTCATTCCAGCAAGCATATCAGTATTACTTAATAATACATCAAGAAGTTCTGTAAAATAACCTTGAACCTCAGAAAGTAAATCCATAACTATGCCTAATCCTGTCCATAAAGGAGTTAAAGCGGCACTAATAACTGCTAATCCAGTTGCAAGTAAATCTAAACTATCTGCTACCCCAGTTAATATAATATTAGAAATTTTTCCTAAAAGGTCTATTATTGGAGAAAGTGCTTTTATTAATTTTGCCATAGCAGAATATATTTTTTCTACAATATTTAAAGTGGATTCATTTAAAGTAGTAGTAAATACTTCTTTCATTTCTCCATTATCTTGCTGTTCCATAGTTTTATTAATAGTAAAAAATACTTGTTGTAATTTTAATGCTTGCTCTTTAAATGTTTCAAATAACCCACTACTTTTCATTGCAGTTCCGAATACTCTGGAAATACCATCATCTAAGTTGGAAATTAAGCCTGCCCAAGTATTTTGAAACTCATTGCTTGCCGCTTGGAAACCAGCCATACGTTTCATTACATCTTCATAAAGTGTTCCTTCTTCACGAAGTTTATTTACTGTTGCTGTTGTATATCCCAAAACAGTAGCAAGCATATCAACGCCAGGTCTGATTGCTTCACCAGAAATCAATCCTCTTAATTCCTGTACTACCTGTTGATTGCTTAATCCAAATGTTTTAACAGCCTGTGCTCCAACAACAGTTAAATCAAGAACTTGCTGTAAACTCATTCCAGCATCTATACCTAATGCCATTGTGGATTGCAAAGCTCCACCTAATTCTTCCATTGTTAAAGAAGTTTTTAAAGCTTCATCTTGCATTTTCATTAATAAAGCATCTGAAATTTCTAATGCTCTATTAAAAGGTATATCTTTTTCATCTTGTTGTAATGTGGAAGAAATAATACCAGAATAGCCTAATCTCAGTGTTTCCATAGAGGAGGCAAAATTCATTCCAGGAGAGATAAGAGAATTAAAAATAGAGGCAATTTGCCTAACACCTTGCTCAATCAAAAAGGCTTTAAAAGATATATTAGCAAAAACATCAAAAGCTTTTGATGCTGAACTAGCTAAACCATTCATTGCGTTTTTAGCAGTATTCAATCCACTTGTTATATTTGCCGCTGATGAATCCATTCTGCCTAAATTGCCGAACACTTGATTGGGTGCTGTTCCTAATGTTCCATATACTCTATTTACACCGTTTCCTTGATATCCAACTTTTGACATATCAAGATTAGGTGCTTTTATACTATTCAAACTTGTTTGTGTAGCAACAGCTTGTAATTGTACACTCTTTAATGCGCTGACAATAACCTGTGTTTGTTGTTGCATAGCACTTGCTACAGAAGCAAATCCTTTTGTCATTCCCGCTGTCATTGAAGCTCCTAAAGCGGTATATGAATTTTTTAAGGCTAAAAGTGTTTGCTCATTCGCTCTTAATGCTTCTGTTGTTAATTTACTCTGCGCTTGAATTGTAGCAAAACCTTTAGTCATTGTTGCCGTTGCAGAACTTACAGCACTACTCATTCTTGCCATTGCAGTTGCATTAGCGTTACTCATTGTTCTAATTGCATTGGCATTTGAAGCACTACTATTTTTTATTGTATTAGCTAAAGATTTAAAACTTGTATCTACTGTTCTAGACATTGTAGACATTGATGTCCTAATGCTAGAAGATAAAGTTGTTATTGTTTTGCTTGTATCTCGATAAGCATTAGAAATAGAAGTAAAGCCACTACGCATTGAGCTACTGTTTTTAGCCACCGCCTGTGTGACTTTACCTATCGCATTATCTATATCTTTGCTTGAACTGTTAAAGGAAGTGTTTAGTGATTTTAATTGTGAAGTGATTGTTTTTATATCTTTCGCCATCTGCGAAGAATCTAGCTCAATGGAAGCAACAAGTTTACCTACATCATAATCACTCACTTGTATCTTCCTTTCTAAAAGAAAAGGAGAAGTTATTTTTTAATAACTCCTCCACCCATTTTTACAAAATCTTCTATTCCCATTTTTTTTACTCTGTTATTGCTTACTTTAGGTATTCTAGAACCGCTTCCAATACCTTGTCCAGCACCTTCTGGAATTTCTGCTCTACTTTTCTCATATTTTATATGATATTCTAATAATCCAAATATCTTGCGGGGTGTGCTACTCCAAAATTCATCATCACTAAAATGCAATAATCTTTTAGAGAAATAATAATATGCTACCCAATCCCATCCCTCTTCTTCCCCGCCATCTTTCGAGAGAGATGATTTTAGTTTTTTGCTTCTGGGGTAGCTTCTACTTCATCTTGTGAAGGTAAAGAAGATTGTACTGCACCAGAAATATACTCCATTAATACAGGAACATTAGAGGCATTTAAACAAGCCCCAATTTCTTCATTTGTAATATCAGGACAACTTGAAATTAATCCTGCTCTTAAAAAATTAAGAGTATCTTTTATTTTTACGCCCTTGCCTTCTGCTCCTTGCATTCTTGCAAAAGCTTCTTCAATAGAACCATATTCTTCTTCTAAAAGAGCAAAAGCATTTAAATCATAAGATAATGCTACTTGTTTATCTCCTAAAAGAAATTCATATGCTTTAGGTTTTAATATTTGTAATTGTTTAGACATTATTTTACCTCACTATTCATTTTTACTACTATATTATAACACATTTCTTCTAAATTGTCAATAGATTTTTTAAAAAATATTAAAAAAGAGGGGAGATTTCCCCTCTTGATTAAGCATTAATTGTGACTTTAAAAGTTGTTGTTAATTTTCCAACAGTAATAGTTACTGTTTGATTTACGGCGGCAGAAGAACTATCAAAACCACTAATGTTTGCCATTGTGATTGTTAAATTTCTTTTTGTCCCACCATTATAAGTTCCTTCAACTACTAATCCAGTTAAATTTAATGCTTCACCGATTGCATATGTTGTTTTTGTTGGAGCAATTTTGATAGCAATACCTACTAAATTATCATAAGTCTCAATATCTTTTTCCTCTTTATTGAGGATTAATTGCCACCAATGTCCACTCTTACGAGTAGGCATTGCTGTTCCTGTGAAGGAACAATCACCAAAATCCCCGCTAGAATCGTTTACAGTGAAATCAGGTGGTTCACTTAAACGACATTTATGTAATACAATGTGGGCATCTCCAATGTTTTCACCAACATAATCCCATTTACCTTCAATTTTGAAGTATGGTGGAGTAGCATTTTTAGCAGTTAATTCATAGGTAACAGTTTCATCCGCATCTGCGCCTGTTGTTAAAATTTGACCACCCATGATAACTTCTAACCCAGCCAAGCTAACAACAGAGTTAGTAACTGTGAAGTTAATGCTTGTTGTACGAGAATAAGAGTCCATAATGGTGGAGTCACCATAAAGAGTTTTATTCTCTAACTCTGGGGATACTTGGAATGATAATGCACCTGCCAAATCAACAGGATTATCATAAACTGGCTCTGCATCCACGGAATCAGAAATCATTCTTGAAACCTTAATGTCTTTTAATTCCATAAGACGTAAGGCAGTAATATCCATAGCCATTAATCATTCGTCCTTTCTAATAGGTTTCACTTAAAGCAGTTATATTCAAAACCCAATTTACCCTATTGTTTTCATCATAGGTTAAAAATTGTGGCGGGTTTACCTGCTTTACATGAAATTTTTTACCGTCTGGGTCAACCATTATCCCAGTATTAAGTAACTTATATATGCTGTTAATACAGCTTAACACTTGTTCAGCTTTTGAAGCTCTCACTCTAATCTGACAAGTAAAATCAACACTATTCCTTGCTCTACCAACAATAGCATAAGAAGGAGTATCATAAACAGCAATATTTAAAGCTTTGTTAGAATTAGTTAAAGGAATGTTGTTTATGAAAATATCTTTACCGACTTTTCCATAATCTAAGCTCTCTAAATATTTTGCAACACTCGTAGCAAATGTCATCGTGCTTCCATTCCTTTCTTTGTAGCTTCTTTAATAATGCTCATTAATAACTGTTTATTAGACCTATATGGGAATTCCAAATATTTGGCTTGTCCTCCGTTTGGATGTCGCAAGGTTAAATCTTCATGCTGTATCCAAGCATAATTAAAAGTTCCTGTGCTACTATTCCCCCACGGAGCTAATGCCTCATATTGTACTTGATAAACCATTCTTGCACTACTTGCGCTATCTGTTATTTTAACAACTTTTCCAGACCGCTTTAATTCACCTGTGTCTACTGGTACTAGCTCTTGTGACCATTTTAAAAGCATATCTGCCGCTTTTTTTACCCCAGAAGCACCATATAAAGACATCTTTATACTGTACTGTTGTAATACTTCTGTAAACCCATCAAGATTTTTACTGCTCTTACCTTTGGCATTAAAACGTAGCTTCAATCCCATTGTTAAGCACCTCATAATCTTGAAGAGCACCAGACACTGCGGTAGCTCTCACACTGTAATAAATACCACTTAAAACGATTCCATTATCATTTCCAAGTATAATATATCTTTCAGTGCTATCGCCAATAGTCACATCTATTGCATCTCTGGCTTTTACTGTATGTGGAAGAATACTGCTACGAGTGAATTGAATTGTAACATTCTCACGAGTGTTTTTTAAATCCTTGCGTTCGTAATCTAAATCTGGGTCACCCTCTTTATCAGTATTCATTGCGGCAGTTATTGGGATACGATTTTCGTAGTCATAATCCAATACCATTAACCCTTCATCAGTATACCGCTCCTCTAAAAGTGGAATGTATTCATAAGACATATTTAATACACCCATTATTTGGTATACTTCGTGCAAAGAACTTTCAACCCATTCTTTATCATTCATTTGTCATTACCTCTTGTGAAACTAATGACTTTGCTCCGTTTCTTCCTTCAAAAACCAGAACTATATAGTACGTTGTATTTGCAGATAAATTATTTAATCTGTACTTAATTCTATTTATGTCATAAAACATCTGTGTTGTTAAAGCTTTAGAAATATCTAAAACAGTATCTGCATATTCATCATACATTGGCTCTAAACCATAATACAATGCGTATCTTCTAAATTCACCGTAGGATAAATCAAATTTATTCCATGATAACTCAATACTGTTTGTGCCAACTGAATCTATTGATAATTTAACAGTTTGCTCTCTGGAAAGATTATAATTTCTTATAGTTCCATCTTTTGTCGCAACTGTTACAGGCTTTACTATCACAGTATAAATACTAGCGTTAGTTTCAAGCTCTGTCTGTACTTCTTGTGCTAAAGCAGTATAATGAAAGAACCTATTACCTTTTTTAAAAGAAGCTTGTTCTACCGTTACATCAAATTCAGGTGCTACTGCTAAAGCTAATCTTTGAAAAATTTCAAGTTTAGCATATAAAATAACAATATATTCTTCATCAGGTATTATTTCTTCTACTGTCTTGCCAAGCCTTTTTGCACTTTGTTCAACTATTTTAGGAATATCTTCCTGTAATTGAGCAAAAGCAGGGTCTTGACTAATAAGAGGTGCAGATAACATTAAGCTATCTATTAAATAAGATACTAACAAATCTTTTGTTGTATCCATATTACCCCTCCCTTATAAAACGTCTAGAGCGTTTCTCTCAGCTAAATAATTCTTTAACTCCTGTGATACTTTGTAAGTTTGACCTTTTTTCATGTAAACCCAAGCATCACCAAAATAAAATTCTATATCAATTTTAGCCCGAACTTCTACTGTTTTAGGAACGGACTTTATTTCTTTGACCTCTAAAACATCTAAATCTACAACTGCTTCTTTCGTTTCTGGTGTTTGATTTCTAGCCAATTTTAAATCCTCCATATATTATAAAAATAGGGAAGGGAATTACCCCTTCCCTTAAAAGGTTCTTATCCAGCCTGTACTGTAACAGTGAATGTAGTGGTTTTACCCCTTACAGTTACAGTGCAAACTTTTTCGCCAGCTTCCGCACTATTAAAACCTGTAACATTATCTTTTGTCACAGTTTCAACTTTTGTGCTGAAATTACTGTAAGTTCCTGTTACAACCATGCCAGTGATATCTAATTCATCACCTATTGCATATGTTATTTTTGTAGGCGGTGTTGTTACCGCAATACTTACAAGTGTAACTGGTGCGGGAGGTTCCTCGCCAACATATTCATTAGCAAGCAAATTTGGAGCTTGCTTATAATGAAATACAGAATCCTCTGAGACTTCAAGAGTTTTTGCTAACTTATTAGGAGCTTGTTCTGCAAAAAATACATCATTAACATTAACTCCTGTTTTATTAGCAATAACTTCTGGGGCTTGCTCCATATAGAATACATCAGTATCCGTTAATTTTTCAGCCATTTAAATCCCCTCCCTGCTCATTTATTAAGCAGTTTCAATGATAACGCCATGAGTAGGATTCAAGGATTTAGTGCCCCAAATTCCATACCAACCGAGTTTTAACTCACGTTGGAAATCTTGTGGAGTATCTGTTCTGATTTCAGGCGGTAAAGCTACTGCCATAGCATAATAATCTTCACCAAATAAAACAGCTTGATATACGTCAATGCTGTCTTTACCAGCACCTTTTAAATCAGCATTATAGCCAGCGACCTTATCGCCAACAGGTGCTGCTCCATTAGGCATCATAGATGTCTCTATGAAACGAACATCGTCTATTCTACCGATTTCCAAATTGTTACTATGGGCGGTAAATACCCATTTTACTTACAAAAGTAAGCGGGGGCGTGCTTCTATAAGTGTCTTTACACTTGACTACCCCTCACATAGTTACCTATGTGGTCAGACTATCTCTTTACCCATGTTAAACATTCAAGGTACTCTGTGTATAGTCGTTAGACTTTTTCAGTCAATTTATATCTCATATAAATGACTTCTTTAGTACGGTATTGCCCCATTGGGGTTCACTTATTAGCTTAACATTATACCATATTGTTTCCTGATTGTCAAGATAATTCATAGGCTTTTTAAAGCCAACCGTTTAGCAGAGTTCTTTGTACTTGTTTTTATTCAAGCACAGCGGCAAAATCTACCGCTAAATAACTGTTCTGGTGCGCCGTAGTTACTTGCATTACAGTTCCTATTACTTTCCCCCACTACGTTAAGGGTACTGACCAATTTCTTGGCGGGGCTACTACTTCTTTAAGGTGTCTTTACACCTGAGTAACCCTCTTGCGGTTTCCCACAAGGTTAGACTATCTCATAACCCTATTTTGGGCTCTTCGTCCATAGTCGTTGCAAGGGTATCTGTATACCAAACATGATAACCATTTATACACTTACTTTTTTTAAGAGCTGTTCTTAATGAGTTTTCTGTCACATTTAAATATTTCACAGCTTCTGACACGCTCTTAAAAGTTTTTATATATCCATTTATAACATTCATGGCGAAAATCTTTCTGCCACACCTTCCACCAAACATTTTGCCATTTTCACGAGAAGCTCTTTTATGTGCTTCTGTATCAAAAGACAGCAACCCATTATCAACAGCATGTTGAGCATTTTCAGAGGGTGTTACCCATTCTAAATTCTCTACATGATTATTTAACTTGTTTCCGTCTTTATGATTTACCATAGGCTTATTTTCTGGGTTAGGTATAAACGTTTCAGCTACAAGTCTATGTATCTTTTTTGTTTTTCTGCCTTTTTCGTTATAAAGATTTACATAAGCGTATCCTCTAGTTCCAACTCTAGGAACTAGCTCTTCTCCCCCTTTATAAGCGGAAAGAACTTTTCCAGATGTAGTTATCAAATAATTTGGATAATCTTTAATTACTTGTTTCACTTTCGTTACTCCTTTTAAAATAGATTTTCACATAACCTTCTCACATGATTGCCATGCCTTTCGGTTTAGGAGTTCCATGTTTTCACGAAGTTTAATCGAGTGCATTTCTGCACAAGTGGACTAATGCTATCGGCTTACGCCGCTGTCTTCATCCAAGCTGGGTCATCCCGCAATGTTCTTGATTGATGCTATCTGTTACTTTTATGACCAATTTCTTGGCGGGGGAAACACTTCAATGTAGGGCGTACAACTCCCTAACGGAATCCCCTCTTATAGTTTCCTATAAGTCCAGACTATCTCATCTTCCTCTTTTCAAGGAAGTAACGTCCATAGTCGTTGCAAGGGCACAGATATTTTACAGTATGTAAGGTCTTTTTATTTTATATGACATACTGTCGATTATAAAAGGCTCAATTAAATCAAAGAGTTTCTGGGTCTCATCTGTTCCAATATAAATTCTTTTTCCTTTTCTTGATTTTGGACTAGCCACACTACTTTTGATTCCGAAGTTTTTGAACAAAGCATTTCTCAATAAATCTATATCTTTATCGTTAAACGCATCAGTACAAAACATTGCAAAAGCATTTCTGGTTTTTAATCTTTTTGTTATGGAAACATAGGAACTTGTCCCATCATCCATAAACCAATAAGCTAACCCTCTTACTGTCAGTAATTCTTCAATATTTTGAGGAACTCCTTTTATACCGTCATTTACAAATAGCTTATAAATGTCCATTAATTCAAAAGAAGACAATGAGTTAAAATAAACTGTAGTATATTCTCCACTTTTCTGTTTTCTCGGTGGAGTACCACACATATCTTTAAATATGCCATAAAGGTGATTGACATAATCTTCTTGTTTTATAGACTGACCTATATTAAATCTTGCTGTTTTTTCTGATACTTTAGAGATGCTTCCATCTCCCAACAATTTTCCTATTAAAATTTCTTGCTGTAAGCTATTCATTAATGTATCCTGCCTTCTCACATGATTACCTTATCAGTGAACAACTCTGACTTAGGCTTCCATGTTTTCACGTTATTTTTCAAGACGACTTACGCCGCCAAGTCCCCACAATAAGGATGTACGAAGCAAATATAATAATTACCACCGATTTTTGGTGCATTATTGGTTGACAAAATTTCAACGGCATCTTTAATAGTTGCTACTGATAATTCATTTGCACCAGCGGCAATTTCATTTCTTGCTGAAATTTTAGCCGCATCTTTTTTACGACCAAAAATTTTAGAGGTGCCTACGTCACCTGTACAAGCGGTATCTCTCAATTCACATTCGATTGTATGTCCAATGTTTCTGCCCAGCAATTTTAAGCTGTTAGCCATCTGGTCAACAAAAGAGAACTGTAAAGATAATGAAGTAATTGCTGTTGCAGTACCATGCTCTGTAACAACAATTTCTTTCATTGTAGAGCTTAAAGTTTGAGATTTAATTCTCTCACCTTCAAGCAATTTTGGCGGCAACTCTAAGTTTTTGTAAGTCAACATTTTTATAGTATTGCCAGGTTGAGTCATTAACTCAGTTTTTACAGCCGCAAACTGATAAAATCTCATAACTGGTTCAGCTTGATAGTCTAATTCTTTAGAATACACAGGTTTTAATTCGTTAATTAAGCGAATCGCATTACCTGCGGCTAATTCAGTACCACCCTCACGAATAATTGTATTAATATCATTCGCTGTTGGGAATTTTGGTGTTTGGTTTTCAGACATTTAAAAAATCACTCCTATTAAAATTTACGATTTCCTGAATCTCCAAACATTACTTTTCGCAAAGCTTCGTAAGTTTGATTATCCATGTCTCTGACAGATGCTAAAGCATCTTTATTTTTTGATTCAAAGATATTATTCATATCTGGTGTCGGTAATCCCAGATTTGGTTTATATTTCTCTTTGACTTTATCTTGCAAAGCTTTTGCTTTTGCATATGTACTATCAATTTCTTCCTTAGTAGAACCTGTTACTAAGTCTTTGAAATCTTCATCAATATCACTTAATTTAGAAGCTTTATATGCTTCTACTTCTTGTGATTGTTTGTAAGCCTCAAATTCCGCTCTAGCTTTTTCTACCTCTGCTTTTAATTCGTCCCGCTCTTTTGTAAGAGCTTCTAATTCTTCCTTACCCAAAGATTGCCCCTCCTGTTTCGCTTTTTCAATCAAGTCTTTAAGCCGTGTTATCTCTTTATCTCTTTCTGCTACAGTATCTTCAAGTCCATTGGATTTTAAAATCTCAGCATTAAGCTTTTCACTTTTAATTTTTAGCTCACCTTTTAATTTCTCAATCTCAGGATACAGTTTTGCTTTTTCCTGCTCCCTCGCTTTGGACAATAACGCATCTATATCTACTTGTGTTTGTGTGTTCTGCGCTGGTGCAGGTTCTTGACCAGTCACTTGTGTACCCTTTTCTTCTTCTGACATTAATTCTTCCTCCTAATAAATAACAATTACTTACCTTGTGGTTTCATTGAAACCTTTGTACCATTGGTAGGCATCCTGTTAGCAAGTTTTTTATCAACCTGCAACTTTACCGCTGGGGTAATATTTGTATTAGCATTTGATGGCTTCATATATTTCTCCGCTGACACTCTACCACCTCCTTCTTTTATAAAGTATCTATATTATACCTTTTTTGAAGGTTAGGTTTTCTCTAATCCAGTAAAGAGTTTTTTTTCTTTACCATCTCTATTAGTTCCAACCTTATTTTTAAAATCCATTTGAGGATTAGCATTATTTTCTACTGGAATTTCTTCCTTCTCTGGTTCTAACATTACTGAACCATCAGAAGGATTTACTAATCTGTTTCCTGCTGGCATACTTAAAGGAGTAATACCATAATATAATGGATTTTCCTTACTATCTTTATCAATCTCTTTTAACAATGCTTGTGGAGAATCTTTTTTAAGTCTTTCTAAAGCATTTTCTCTGCTCTCTAATCCAGCTTTCATTTCTTGCTGAATCTGACTTAACTCTTGAACCATATCACGAGGTAAAATATCCCCAAAAACAACTCTATGAGTAAATAATTTAAATCTATCTGATTCCTTAACAGAAATCATACCTTCTTTTAAACCAATTAATAAAATAATTTTATTTACAAGTTGAACAGAAGCTCCTGTCATTACTTGTTTTGTTTTTATTAAATCTATTAAAGGCATAAAGGCTATTTGAAAAGCTGTTCCACTTAAATTTGCAGGCGGTGCTTCTCCACCTATAGCTAATTTAGGCATATTAGCAATCTCAAACATATTAGTTTTAGTGTTACCAATATAACTTATGCTTGCACCTAAATCTCCTTGCAGTTCCAAATTGAACACTTTAGCATCTTTAGGCAATCCACCCCAAACGTTATTTGCGCCTCTTTCAAGATTAGCTATTCTTGCACCAGTAATAATTGTTGTTGGTGCGGCATGATAAGTTAATATTTCAGAAACATCAGAACATTTAGCGTTTAACTCTAAGTTTAATGGTATAATATCTTCTAAGTCAGATAAACCAAAATTAGAGCCAGACAAGGGTAAATTTCTAAAATGTACGATTGGAATAATCCCATATGGGTTAGGAATAACCACATCATCTTTTCCATCTTCTTGTTTCCTTACCTCGTCTTTAGTATAAATATATTTAATTGTAATTGTTTTTTTACCAGTAAATAAAGCTGGTTCTCTCTCAACATTATAAATAATAGACACCGACTCTAAAGCATCGGGAGAACCATTATACCCATCTTTATATTTGGGAAAAACAATACTTGAAGGGATACTAAATAAACGTATTCTTCCTTTAGGATACATTCCAAAAGGGTCGTTAATTTCGCTAGGACTTTCATAATGAACATGAATATAAGCATCTCCTGTAACAGATTTGCACTGCCCAACATTCATCATTAGCTCCGAGCCATTATTGTCATCCCATATTCCGTTTACAAAACTTTGTATATCTTTTTCAAACTCTTTATCAAATTTAAAAGTAAAACCACCATTAAATTCAGTGCTAACATATTTATTTACAAAACGTCTGCACCAATTTTGAGTGGTTTGTGGTGAATCTTCGCTAGTGGCGATATAATCAAAATGATACCCTAAAAAGAAATTCCAAAACTTCTCATATTCAGCAAGCCTTGCAAGGTCTGCTTCTCCTAAATAAGAAGTTTTATCATTCAGTCTAACAAATGGTTCTACCATTTTTGTTAAAAGTGAACGATAACCTGATACCAAATCCAAACTATCACCACCTTCTTCTTAATCTTTGATTTAATCTATTTGTGAAATGATAGCTACTAGAATTTGTTTTAAAGAACTCATTTTCTGTAACTAATTCTGGTGCTCCCATTTCCGTTTTTAATCCCCACACCATTAATGCAGCACTAAAAGGGTAATCATCGTGCTTATTTCTTTCTTTTGGATGTCGCACTACCAAATGATTATTTTGGTACTCTTTTTGCAATTCCAAAAACTGCTCTTGAAATTTTTTAAATTCTACTGTTTCGGCAGTTTTAGGAGAAGCTGGATAATGGAAGCAATTAGCTTTTAAGTAAGCATCAAAATATTTCATTAATGCAGATTTTGAAGGAACTGTAAACACAAAAGGCACAACAGGACATTTTAAATTAGCCGCAAGTCTATCAACAACTGGCGCACCTACTCCTGTTCCATCTACTACAATACCTTTAACTGTAAAATTCTTCAAGAAATCCATTATCTTATAATACTGCTCTTCATAATTGTCTCCAACTATTTCTAACCAGTCTAAAATTCTCACATCATATAAAACATAGTCAGGAACTCCTGCTTCTGTTGCTTGCTCTACTATTATAGGATTTGTATAATCTGGAAGTCCCACTGTTACTACTGTGCTGTCCTGTGACTTACCTATATCAATTCCTACTATGCACTGAGTATCATAACATATATATTCTCTATCTTTATCTTTCATTGCTATAGGTTCTTCAATGAACTTATTGGCATCTATAAACATTCCATATTGGAACATCCATTTTAATTTATAACTCATTTGATATTCTTCGCTATTTTCCCCTAAAATCATTTTAGCTGATTCTAAAGTCTTAGCATAATGTGGATTAGCTTTTACTACCACATCACAATCAAATTCAAAATGGCTTTTTAATCTTATTTCCTCATTTTCCCAGCGTTTTTTATTTAACTGAATAGTGTCATAAAAAAAGTTCTTGCTAATATTAGGTGTTCCAATTAAAATCTTTGTTCCATTATAAAATGAAACTGTTGGGAAAATAGACTTTTTAAATTTAAAATTACTAATATCCTGTGCTTCATCACATATTAAAATATGGTATGAACCACCTTCTATATTTGAACCCTCACTTGCACTTTTGCAAGTAACGGTAGATTTTATATTTAAGTTGTTAAACTCTAATGTTATCTTTTCACCATTAAATGTTCCGAACCTTACATTAAAATCAGGATTTGTTAATACTTCTAATGCAGAAGAACAAGAAACACAATCTTTTATGTTTTCAAATATAATCTGTGATTGCGCTTTTGTTGGAGCAAAGATTCCTACCATTACACCATCTTTAAATAATCTAAATCTTTTATCATCAGAGAACATTGGCATATTTGCCAATATTGGAAGAAAAATAATTAAGCCTGAAACAGTATTACTAACTGTAAAGCTCTTTCCACTCTGACGAGACATTAAAGCTGTTAAAGTCTCAGAATCATTTTCTATTACTGCTCTTATAATTCTCTTGCTGAAATGTGCTTGATACGAAAACATTTCTTTGCCTGACAAAAGATAGCAAAAATCAAAAATTTTATTAACTAATTCTGTAGTCGAAAACATATCTTGTGCCATAAATACCTCTATCTAAAAATAAATAAACCTAGTAAAGAATACTAGGTTTATTATAATATATAGGTTAATGTCTCCCTATAATCCAATATCCATTTTTGCTTCTAAAAGTTAATCGTTTGCCTGTTTCACGTTCTTTTTGCTGTAACTTATCATATTCACGCTTTGAAATGCGTTTCATACTATTTCATCACTCTTTTCATTGTGTTCTTATTATACCATAAATTTATAGCTGTCTCTTATACACATCTCCGAGCCCACGAGACGCGTAGTAATCT